CCATGTATCATACACAAGATGTCCGTCGGCGTATCCGTCTCCTTCGTAATCCGGTCGCCTTGCCGTCTGCTTCTCCACAGCCGCCCGGCATTCTTCCGGTGTGCCGATTGCGCGGTACTGCTTTAACTCTTCCACCATTACCAATATAGTGTTCGCCTTTTCCTCTCTACCTTTATAAACAAGCGGGCTTACATTTGGCTCTTCTTTGGCGATATGGTCAAGAGTTACCGTTGCGTGGCTTTTGATATTCTCAATAAATTTTACTGCTTTTGTCTCATTCTCTGTCATTCCTGCACCTCCAACAGTTCCGGATTATCAAAAATATTTCCAATAACTTCTACGCATTTTCTTTCTTCTGCATAAAATCCTAAGTTGCAGTAACAAGCCCCCCTTTCCTTATGGCTTACATAACTGTAATCCAATGTCCAGTCACCATCGCGATATTCTACAATCTCTGGATACTGTTCTTTTCTATCGCAAATATTATTCTCCCAAATCAGCCTTCCGTTCTTGTCCTTGAGTCCGGTGCACCAACAAATTGTGGACGGATCAATTTTCAGAGCATATAAATCTGATGCGTAATTAGGAACGATATAGTATTTTTCTCTTCCGGCAAATCCATATCGTACCAAACCGCCAATAATCCATTCCCCATTGTCAGTTCGCTTTGCTTTGCATAAATATCTATCTTCCATCGCTATCCTCCATGTCTTTCAATCTCGCTTCGGCTTCCTCCTGTGATAAAAACCAGGTTTCCTTGTACATTTTTTCTGTTTTCCTTTCTGCCTCCTCCACTAAATTACAGTTTACCGTAGTAATTCCTTCGGGAATTCCTGTACCAATGGATTCCGCCATATGTTCGCAAGACTGGATTTCATGAACACCGGAATACTTTCATCGTAGCAATCAGATGTAATAGATCTTATCCAATCTCTTTTAGGTATCACCTTGTCTCTTCTGTGTCCTGTCTCTGCTCCAACGATTACCCAATCTACATAATGAGCAGCCATGTAATAATCCCAGTATTCAGACACAGTAATGTCTTCAAGTATCGGTTCAATGCTTAAAAAAGTCTTTGTTTGGCAATTTAGGTCTGAAAATGTTTTCTCTGCAAGTTCAAGCTGATCTTCGTTTGTTGCACTTGCACCATACCACATATTGTCAGCTACAATCAGCTTTCCATTATTCTGTAAATCAACGAATCTTTCCGGGTTCTTTGTCAGGAAAAGATAATTATGTTGCGGTGCTTTTGCGCAGGCAGAAAAAACTTCCTCAATCCAAGAATCAGGAACCCAATGACCAAAAAGATCTGCCATAGAGCATACAAAAATATTCCTTCCGCCCTTTTTCTCGTATTCATTAAGCCTGTATCTATGTAGTGTGGGCTTAAATCCATATGGATACGCTTCAGCCTTCTCCGATTCATCGAAATAAATACGATCATTCAGTTCTATCAGCGCATCATCCGTCCATTTCTCTCCACCACCAGAAAATCTATTTGCAATGCTTCTTGCGTAGCAATATTTACAGCTGTGAAGACATCCGGTAACCGGATTCCATGAACTATCACACCAATCTATTTTTGTTTTTTCCATATTCCGTTCCTCCACTAAATTCTAATTTTCCCAACTACCGAATTTTCCTCGGTAGTTCGATTCTACGCAAACCGGAGCTGTCCGGTCTGCTCCTGCGCAATCTTTATATTTCCAGTCCTTTTACACCTGCACAGTTCTGGCAGATTTGCCTTGACCAGTGCTGCCGGTATCGGCGGACACACAGCATTCCCGCATCTTCTGACCTGCTCTGTCCTCGGGTATGCCTTTCCCGTATAATCATGGTCTATTATGTAGTCATCCGGGAAACCTTGGCATCCATACAGTTCCCGAGGCTCCAGCATCCGCAGTCCTATGTCTACGATCTGATAATCCACGCCCTCAATAGTGACCAAGCCAAATCTGTCTTTGGTCGTAACCGTATCAAGTGGTTTTTCAATGTCCTGCCCTGTGGCATCTCCATAATATTTAATCAGAAACGCTCTAACCTCGCCAAAGTGTCCGGCTGATGTCGTGATCGTATGTAGCGGCTCTCTTTCATCCTGTCCGATGCCGGATTTATAAAACTTGCTTAAAAATGATGTGACCAGTCCGTATCTGTTAGATCCATCCACGGTCATGATCGGGTCTTTTATTGTCTGCCCCCGGACTTCATTCTTAGATGTTTCAGAATGATACTGGATCAATGCAGGACTGATAAGGCACTGTTGGTTGCCAGTTGTGATCGTATGTATTGGATCTTTACAACTTCCACCCGGATGATTCGTTGTGTTAGTTCCCATGTATGGAACCAATGCCGCTTCCACAAGCTGGTTACTGCCGCTGCCTTGATAATTTCCGCCGTAGGCTTTATCGATAACCGGTGCGAGCATCGGCTCTACGATTCCGAAACCGTGTTTTCCGGTAATTGTTCCCAGCGGCTTGCTCAAACTCTTGCAGTAATCTGACTTTGCTCCACTGTGGTTGACCTGTACGATAAATGGCTCTTCGTTATCGATAACGAATTTCTTAAGTCCTTTCGCAATTCTTTCCATCGTCTTCGGGGCAAGCGGTCGCACCGCCCTGATACCATACTTTTCTTTGATCTCCTCCGATGTGTCAAAAATACTCGGACATGGTCTGCTGAAATCAATCTGTGTATATGCTCCAACGTAAGGCTTTAACAGTCCGGCTTTCACTTTCTCGCTGTCTACCGGTCCGTGTGTCGGCTCTGGCCAGATGATCGGCTTGCCGTCACACCGTGCAATCATAAAAAATCTCTTCCGCATGGTTGGTGCTCCGTAGTCAGCAGCAATCAGTTCCCGAAATTCCACTTTGTATCCCAGATCAGTAAGCTGCTGCACAAATTTCTCAAATGTTTTGCCCTGCTTTGCTTTAATCGGATGATGCCCTCTGTTCAACGGTCCCCATGTCTTAAATTCTTCCACATTCTCTAACATGATTACTCTCGGTCTTACAAGTCCCGCCCATCGGCAGGCTACCCAGGCAAGACCTCTGATATTTTTATCCTTGGGTTTTCCGCCCTTCGCCTTGCTAAAGTGTTTGCAGTCAGGACTAAACCATGCAATCGCCACCGGTCGTCCTTTACATACTTCCACAGGGTCCACATCCCACACATTTTCACAGTAATGCTTTGTGCTCGGATGGTTTGTTTTGTGCATTCGTATTGCCTCCGGATCGTGATTAATTGCTATATCCACACTGATTCCGGTTGCCATTTCCATTCCGGTTGATGCCCCGCCGCCTCCGGCGAAGTTGTCCACCATTAACTCTCCGTTTATCATGGCATCACCTCCGGAAATAAATCAAACAATGTTGGTTCATCCACTTCATTCTCCGCAGACTGTAAATATCCGACACCATCCCGGAAATAATCTGGATTCAACTCGCATCCTTTGCCGTACCGGTGCATCTTAATTGCCGTCATTGGTACCGTCATAAGCCCACCAAATGGGTCATAGACGATATCACCCTCATTGCTGTATCTGTTGATTATTCTCTCCACGATATCAAGCTGTAAGGGACATACATGCATCTGTGCCCTGCGGCGGCTCTGTGTGGTGTTGAGTGTTCGCATCCGATTGATGTCGTCCCACACCTCAAGTTGATTCCATGAACCAGGAGCTACTACCATGAACGAGGCTGGAAGTCTATTATTTTTGTCTAAATCTTCTGCAAGTTTCTTATGCTCTTCGTAGTCATAAATGTTCTCGCGACTATATTCGCGGTAGACTCGTTGTAAATTATCAACAGATATATTTTTAAGCTCTTCTTTGCTCACAAGCCTGTCTCCGGAACTTCTCCAATATGCATGCGCGTCTATCTGCCACTGTGCGCGTGTGTAATCCTCTTTCGATTTCTTAACCGGTTCATCCGCGTATGCTGTAGATCTGTCTGTCGGCAGCTTCCGGAACAGCAGGATATATTCTGGACATCCTACACCCATCTTGGAACCATCCTTGCACTGTTCCGTCCAGCCAAGGCGGTATGTCTGATTATTCTCCCTTACCACATCTGTTACCACTGTAATCATGCCAAAATACTGGAACCCATGCTTCATATAGTGTTCGATGCACAATGCATGGAACGGTTCAATGGTTGGCATTCCTGTACCTGTAGCATTTCCGAACAGTACACGGTCCTTGACATGGATTGCTGCCACCCTGCCGGGTCGTAATACCCGGAGAAGTTCCGGCGTCAAATAATCCATCTGTTCAAAGAACCTTTCGGTGTCCTGATTGTGCCCGAAATCGTTATAATTGGCACTGTATTCGTAATGGTTACCGAAGGGAATAGATGTATGTATCAGGTCAACGCTGTTACTTTTCATAGTCCGCGTTTCTTCTACGCAGTCTCCGTATACCGCTTCATAGTGATTTCCTCTTACTGTTCTTTCTTCTCTGCTGCCTTCCACACCCATCTTCCTTTCTAACCGCTGCGCCTTATTCTCCGAATTAAGACCGTACTTTTTTACAATCTCGATCATTTTTGCGACCATGTGATTGTGATTCTTCCATTTTTCAAGCAATGCTTCCTTGATCTGTCGCTCGTTCTCCATGTAGATAATGTCGATCACAACCGGTTCTTTCTGTAAAAAGCGGTAACACCGGTGTACCGCCTGAATAAAATCGTTGAACTCATAATCAATTCCAAGGAATATCTCCCTGTGGCAATATCTCTGAAAGTTACATCCGGATCCGGATAATGATTTCTTTGTAGCAAATAATTTTGTCCGTCCATTCGAGAAATCAATAACCTTCTGCTCGCGCAGATCATAATCCATAGATCCGTAAATATCCACCACATCCGGCAACGCTTTCTTGATCACATGCCGTTCATTCTCCAGATCGTGCCACAAAAGAAAGTGTTCATCCGGGGATTCTTCCACGATCCGCTTCATCTCTGCAACTCTCTTCTCAATACTTTCCCGTTTGACCGCAGCAGCTTCTTTTAGTCCCTCGGCTGCTTCCTGAAACAACTGCATCTGACCGTTCTTGTCTGCTGTATCTCCATAATGCACTGGCAATTCATGCCACCGCACATCCAATGGTGGCAGATCATATCCATCATCGGAATATACCGGATTGAGATCTGAAGGTTTCGTGATAAAAAGTGCCCAGCTACTTACCCACATCCAAAACTCATCTTCCATGTTTGGATATAAGGTCAGATTGTTTGCTTTGGTGCTGTCTCTCTGGAAGAACCGCGTCAATGCCTGCCCGGTATCCATTACTTCCAGATATCCGGCATAATGGATCAGTTCCTTGTATTTGTTTGGTGATGGTGTAGCCGTGGCTACCAGCTTATACGGAACGTTCTTGAATTTATCCAAGAATGTCTGATAAGTCTTGCTTCCGAAACTCCTTAAAACACTGGCTTCATCCAAGGATGTCGCTGTGAAATAGTCTGGCTGGATGTCCCCATCCCGGACACGTTCATAATTTGTTAATACGATCTGGCTTGTGCTCTGCTCCACTTCTTCCATTGTTCGGCAATACTCCGGCTTTTCATATCCAAGCACTTCCACTGCGTCATGCGTGAACTCCTGCTTCACTCCAAGCGGCAACACGATCAATGCACGACCGCTGCTATATTCTGCTGCCAAGTGGCAAAACTCAATTTCCTGTACCGTCTTTCCAAGTCCGAAACTCTCAAACAATGCACGCCTGCCGCCTTTTAATGCCCACATCACAGCATCTCTCTGGTGTGGCTTTAATGCTTTATTTACTTTTTCCGGCTCTATAACAAATCCACTGTCTGTCGCAAGCTCTATCTTTGTTTCTAAAAACTCTTTGTATGTCATTTTTCAAAAGGAACCCGATATATCGTTGCCCCGGCCGGAGGTTCGGCTCCTTTCTTGAAATATTTAATTTTGTGCCAAATAACACATAATTCCACATTCTGGCATAATCTCTGTATTCATGTCTCCCCTGTTCGGATCCAACTCATCCAGATATACCGGACCGTTTTTGTCTTTCAGCATGGAATGCCCGACTTCTCTTTCCAACTTCGCCCGGCTTTCAAAGACTTCCGGGAAATCCTTTCGAATGTGGTTCCAATAACCCATACCGCCTTTTACACAGCCGACACAGTTATTGTTCGCATATCCCAGCTCGTACATCTTTGGCCGGGCAAAATCAAAAGTCCGTTCAAACAACCCATGTACCTCTTCTTTACTTAATCCTTTGTCCATGAGTGGAAATTCATGTGCTGCCTGTAGATTGGCTTCTACTGTTCTCTCTGCTCGGTTTCTCTCCTTAAGATCAAAACCCCAAACATATGTCAGATCACAATCCTTGTGCTGTTCCTCCCACTCTTTTCTTACTCGCTTTTTCAACCAGTTCGTGCAAGGTGCAAATCCATTTGCCGGATTTCTGAATCCACCAAAGGCTCTTACACAATCTTCTACGCATCTGTACTCACTGGATTTAAGTATCTGTATCTCCTTTCCGATCGCTTTCTCACAATCCTTAATGAATCTGATACTGTCCTCATGTTGGTCTTGGATGTCTATGTAAATCCATTCATCTACATCCCCGGCAAGATACCCCGCCATAAAACTAGATATTCCTGCACTTATCCAACATACTTTTAATTTTTTCATGACAACCACTTAACAGATTGCTCTGTATCCGTGGATAAGGAACATCAGGCTTCCCATGATATTAATTACATTCGCCAAATAGTTATGAACCCTGCAACGTTTAATCGCAACTACTCTGTTCCTTTTTCGCCAAGGCTTACTCACCCGCCTATTCAACCTGGTCTACCAGGCTTCTGTCATTACTCCTTTCCTGAATCAGTTATTATTATTTCGTTTTTTAATTTCTTCATAGTCCACAATCCCTCTCAATATCCCGTTTCGGGCAGCTCATCGGACTGGACTTGCAGCCACTATTGATCCTGACCCATATCTTGGTGCAGATATAAATGCCCGGCTTTTTGTACTGGTCCGTGACCAGATGTCGGTACTCGCACTCTGCGCACTTCGGTATATCAATCCTGTTATTCCTGCATCCCTGTGTAACCTTGCTGGACAATTTACGGCTGCGTACAAAATATGCGACCGTTGCAGGCTCGACATATATTCCATCTTCTTCTGCTATGCGGTCAGAAATGTCGGCGAAAGTACAGCCTGCATCCAGCAGTTCTTCTACCCTGTCACGGTAGCTGTCAAGCATACATCCTCGCTTGCGTCCGCTCATCTAACCACTTCCCTTCTAAGTAATCTTTTCTTCTAAGAATTTTGCTGCATCCTTAAAACCATGAGTTCTCAATTCTTTAATTACACGATCTATGTTTGCCATATGATACTGTGAATTGTTCTCATCATGTGAATCTGCACAAGCATTTATCACTGCTGTATTCAAATCCATTCCTAACCGCTCATTAAGATACACTGCGTAATCTGTAAGTGTTACATAATGTTCCCCGATATAATCAAGATCAGTTGCATCTTTAACGGCTTTATCAAAATGTGCTTTAAACTCTTTCATGCGTTTCTTTCCAAATCCGTATTCTTCATGAAGCACCAGTGCTGTGACCGTAAACACGGTATTGTATAAATTCTCCGACAATGTATCCCAGAACTCTCGTATTTGTGATGCTGTAAACTTCATCGGTGCTTTTAAAACATTCCGAATTCGAATATCTTCTTTCAATCCCTCTACTCCCTTTTTTGATACGATATTGCTCGCATAAATCATTCCTTGCATACGCAATTCATAATCTTTATCCATTTTTGCCAATGTTCTTTCTTGTCCTCCTATCTACGTCGCTTATATGTGCCAGAATCAGTTGCTTTGCATATTCTGCAAATGACACATTTTTGTATTTCTCATAAAACTGATCTGCTGCATGTATTAATTTTTCAAACCATTCCTCACTATTATCAGCTTCATAGTATTTCTGCCGGAACTCATAGTAATCTTTGAAAAACTGCCACTCCTCTGAACCTTTTTCCAATTTTTTATATGCCATAATCTGTCCGCCTATCAATCAAATGGAGTGCCGCAAGATTCCCGGAAAACATCCTTTTGCCGCATCCGTGATTGAATCTGCTCAATAGTTTCAGCTCGCTCGATAAATTCCATACGATCACCTTCAAACTGAACAACTTCTCTAAACGGTGTACCTTGTCGGTTCTTTTCAACTTTCAAGCCTTTAAATTTTCTGTCTTCATCCAAATTCCACATTAGGATAATATTAGAAGCATCCTGCTCAATATCTCCGGATTCTCTCAGCTCGGACATTGTAGGCTCTTTCGTTGCATTCATTTCTGATATTCGGTTAAGCTGTGACAATAGGATGATCGGAACGTGAAGTTCTCTCGCAAGTGCTTTGAATTGCTTCGAAACTTCCCCGACTTCGGATGCACGATTATTGAATTTTCGGTTACACCGTACCAATTGCAAATAGTCAACCACGATCACGTCATATCTTTGATGCCTACATTGCACTCTTATTTCCTCAACAGCATTTGTCTGATCATCAATTGTGATCGGGTAATTTTCAAGTTCATCATTCGCCTTATCAAATGCTTCTTTCTCTCCACCAAGAAAAGACTTTGCCCTGCGGATTCGAGTCAGACCGATCTTTGACATTCTTGAAACAAACCTTTCATAAATCTGACTATTGTTCATCTCCATGTTGTAGTAGCAAGTGTTATAGCCTTTTCTTGCCATATTCTCAATTATCTGTGCCACAATAGCTGACTTACCAACTCCCGGTCTTGCGGCAACAACCGTAATGTCTCCACCTTCAAGGCCACCAAGGCAATCGTCAAGACGATAAAATCCTGTCTTCACCCTGTCCTCTCCAACGTCATCATTGAAGTATTTGTCTTTGTTTTCTGATACAATTTGCTTCATCAGCTTGGATTTCTTCAACTGATTAACTTGGATTTCCTCAAGTCTTGTGAGAACTTCTGCGATTGAATTATCAATGTCACACGGTCTTAAGCTCACTCTTTGAAAAAGATTTTTTGTTTCCCTCGCCCGCCAGTCCTTAACTACTGCATCCGCATAGCTTTTCATGGCTGTCGATACTGGAGTTGCAGTCACACATTCCTTAATCTCCCCGGCGATTATTTCCGGCTCCCATTTGTGGTTTTCAAGTGCCTGCGACAGCGAAACGACATTAATGTTTTCGCCCCGATCATACATGGCAAGCATTTCAGCAAATGCGTCTTGGCAAAATTCCGTATTGAACATTTCCGGCTTCAATTTGTTGTAGACCTTGTACATGGAATCGTTGTCAATCAATACACAACCGATCACTCCCTGTTCTGCTTCGGTCAACTGCTACCACCTCTCTCTCGTTTCTCAACTTGGCGAATCCAATAGTCGCAATCTTCTTTCAGCCAATCTCCGTATTTGGGTATGTAGCGATATTCTGTATCGTTCGGATTGTGTTCCGTGTAATCAGCCACATATACCCTTGTGGCTTCGTATATGAGCTTTCCAACGGCTTTTCTGTTTGGTTCGATAACTTCTAAGAGTTTGTCCATCCAAATGATCTTAGCGGATGTTAAAGACGTTTTCTTTGGATATTCCTTGATTGTAAATTCCCATGCCTCTTCCACGTTAAAATCAAAATCACTCACAAGTTCACTTGCTTTTGTATTTTCTTTCTCTTTATCTAACTCTTTATCTTTCTCTGTCGTCACATTTTTGTCACAAAGTGACTTTTCGCTCTTTTTTGCTCTCATTTTCCGCATTCTCGCAGCACTTCCGCTCTCTGATCCCACCATCGTTTCAAGCTGGGACATATACAATGCTCCATCATCCATGACCTCGACCAGTCCAATTTTTTTCAGCAATTCCATAGCAACAATGACGGTATCAATATCTGTCCGTGTCATTTCTGCCAGTTTCTTTGCATCATACGGAATCAATAACTTTCCAACATTTCGAATCAAGACACCGTCCGTCCGGATGGATTTCAGACAAAGTTTCAAGTAAAACAGGCAGTATTCTTTTCCGTTTTCTTGATCCTCCAACCATTCGACCGCATCCTCTTCAAAAAAATCTTCTTTGAGCTTAAGCCAGTAATAACGCTTATTTTCTGCCATCTACCCGCACTCCTTACCTTGGAGTAATTCCAATACTTTTGCTCCAGCATCTTCCGGCCGACAGAATACAAACTCCACATCGTATTTAAGCTGCATAGTCAGCATTGCTTTCGCCAACGTCTCGCCGGATGTCGGCTTTGCCTTTGGGAGTGGCACATTCAGCCACTTGCCAGTGTTATGCATATAAGCAATCTTGTTGTACCGGTGCAGACGCGGATTGTGCCATTTAAACACATCCTCAATAGTTTTTACGCCGTCTGTGTTCTCCACAAGCACGAATAACTTAATGCCGTTATTCTGTGCTAAAATACACTCATCTCGGAACCTTGGATGCGCTTTACCGCAAATGTTTCCTACGATCTCCTGCATATCCTTTTTTGTATCCACGGACACATCGTAGCTACCGAGGAAATCCATTTTCTTTACTTCCATCTTTCGTGCTGATTTCCTCCGAATCACATCCATTACCTTATCTGTGGCAATTACATAGTCACCGACCGGGAGTGGCGCACGCAAAACCTCTATATCGTGGCAGTCAAAGTATCTATTCTTAAGAATATGTAACCCCTCTTTCTGCCCTTTGTCTTCAATCAACATCATTTATTCATTCACCTCTTCTCAAATGCCTTTCTGACATTACAGAATGGCTAAATTGGGATTTTTACTGTTCAGGTCGAATATTTTACCGACCATATAATTTTTATTGACAGGCGGTCGCACGCGGCAACCACCCAATCATGTTTAATTAAATGGCAATTCCTCGTCAATTCCAACCGGAATATTCATAAAACCATCCCCTGCTGCACTGCTGGGCGACGATCCTTCTGCAGGCTGGCTATTCTGCGCAGCCGCCTTACTTTCTGCAAACTCACAATTTTCAATAAGGCACTCATTTGTATACACCTTATTTCCATCCTTGTTTGTATAGCTGCCGGTCTGCCAGCTACCTTCAACGACCAGCTTTGTGCCTTTGCGGCAATACTTTTCAATGAACTCCGCTCTTTTGCCAAATGCAAGGCAGTTAATAAAATCTGCCGTAGGTTGTCCTTCCTGTTTGAATTTGCGGTCTACAGCAAGTGAAAATCTTGCAACCGCTGTTGATTTTTCTCCTTGTGAATATCTAATGTCTGGGTCTTTTGTCAATCGTCCCATGAGAATAACTTTGTTCATAATTTTCCTTTCCGCACCCTGCTTGCAAACAGGATGCTCACAAGCCAGAAATTCCTTATGAGATCACAGTGAACTGCGGATATTCGCTTAATTCAAGCGCCAAATAGTTCTTGATTCTGCTCATTGCTTCATTTTTCCATGCTCCACCATCTGCTTCAAAGATTGCACACTGCACGCCGCAGGAGGATTTCATTCTGAAAATAAAATCACTTGCCGGCTGCTGCACTTCTAAGAATGTTCTGTATGGAATCAGATTAACCGGGTTAGGAACCACAGCATCTGCTTTACTTGCCACTCCAGTTTTAATAGTTGCTTTCTGTGTAACACCGTCATCTCCATACTCCGCAACCGTTCCATCTTCTACCGTTCCTGCAAATTTTAAAACAAGATCTCTGTCCTCATTTGGAACAAATTTCGACTGCAAAGCAATCACAAAATTTTCGTGGTCGATAAAACTTCCAAACCGGAAATCCGGCAACTCTGCATTGACCTCAACCAAATATTCCCGCTTTCTGTCCGCATCAAGGGATGAATATAAGTGGACTTCCGTCGGGGAAATCACATGGACGATCATCCTTTCTGACATGCTGTCGATATTTGCCTTGATATACTCTACAAGGCTCGTCAATGTTTTCATTCCAATGGTTTTCGCATACGGAACGTAACTGATACGGTTAAGTGGCTTGTCCGAATATGTATTGCCATCAATTTCAGTAATAACCGGTGTTTTTAAACCAACGATATACTCCAATGCTTCTTTAATCATAATTTTTACCTCTTCTTTCTATGCCTGTTTTACCTGTCTAAAATCTACAACACCATCGTTTTCCTCGGATTCTTCGATTATTTCTCCTGTGTCCACATCTACGGTCTTTCCATCGATATGCTGCTCTTTCTGGTATTCATCAAGGGAAATCTGACCTTTGATACCCGGTCCATATTCCTCGGCAAGAACTTCTCCGGTTGTAAGATTTGTTCCAAGAGCAAACTTTGTCTCCACAGGCTTTGGCTGTGCAAGTTTCTTTTCTACGGAAATTTCACAAGTTGCATCGTCTCTGTCTTCGTTCTGGGTGAACTTTAATTTAATAACTACCTCTCGCTTATTTTTCCACGGTGTATTAGGATCCTGCATATTCTCAAAAACATCCTGCAATGCTTTCTGTGATTTTTCCTGCAATGCGCCGCCTGCTAATTCTGCTAAATCAATTGGATTCATAAAAAATTCCTTTCTGTGCATGGTTAATAGTTGCTATATATAAAATTGACCGGTCAAAATTATTGCTTGTCAGAACGGGCAAAGGTTCATATCAACCTCTAATCCTTTTTCTGCAATATAAACATTTGCTCCATATTTAACTGTTTCTTCTGTCTTTTGTTTGAATAGTGCGGGATCTCCGCTTTTATCTGATAAGTGAATTAGAACGACATTTCTTAATGCCGGGTTATCGTTAGTAGAAATAAATTTAAGTGCCGTATCAAGGCTCATGTGACCTCGTAAGCGGTGTTCGTAGTTCGGCTCGTCCCGATTGACAAATTGCATATCATAGTTGGCTTCACAAAGAATGTGATTTACGCCTTTGAATCGCCATCGGACATATTCGGTATCTGTGGCATACACCAAACTGCCTATATCCGGGTGTGTGATGTAAAATCCGTAGCAAGGACATTCTGAACCGTCTCCGTTGTTATGTAACCATCTGCCGGACTTATCCCGGTTTTCAAATGCTCGTATGCTAAAGCTTTCTTTCTCAAACTGTAGGATATTTCCATCTATCAATTTGAACGGCTCCCACACTGGAATACCGGCTCTAACATACTGAAAGAAGTACTGATGATGGTCTGAATGGATATGGGTTGTGATTACTGCCTTAATCTTCATCACATTGAAGTTCAATGATTTCTTCACTTCCATGAATGGTAATCCAGCTTCAATTATCAAGGCTTCTTTGTCATTCTCCAAGATGTAGCAGTTACCGGATGAACCGGAACCTAAGACTTTAAGTTTCATTATCTTCTCCAATCTTCGAAAACTCTGTGTAAATTTTATTTTCAGCATAGTAAATGCTGTAATCACGCTGTTCGATGTAATACCAGAGTTTCTTGTGCCCTAACCGCAAAATGTCCTGCCAATAATCAGTAACCTTATAGCCTTTATCAACAAGCTGTCTGAAACTCAACTCATCAATCTCGTTACTATCAGCTACGAACATTGCAATATTCATAATCTGTTCAAGCGTGAAGTCTTTTGTTACCACATAAACAACTCTCACAATCTCATTTCCAGTTCTGTGAATGTGCTTCAACTGCTCAAATGTATTTGGATGATACACTACTCTTTTGCAGTCATAGAACGGAAATGTACTTTCGTCTGTCATGTAGCTTGTATGCATTTCAACTGGAATACTGTATGTAGCACAATTAACATAATAATTATTCACAATCGAAAACAGCTTTCTGTACCAATCAACATGCTTTTCATACTCATGCAATGGGTCTCCACCACCGGAAATGGAAATAGTATTTCTATTTGTTTCTTTTAAAGCCTTGGTCAGATTATCAAGACCGCCAAGTGTTGTTTTTGGCGCTTTAATACCGTTTTCTCTGACGATGCAATACGGACACTTGCCGTGGCACCCAAAATTTGTAATAATACTTAAATATTTATCCATAAAACTCCTCTCTTACATCGACAATGCTTCGCGTCTGTCCTAACAACTTCCGGTTGTGCTTTGCTCTCTGCTCATTGTCGCAAATGAACTGTTTGCAGATTTCCGGTCGCACCGGATAAATACGGCATTTCTCGCAACTCTTTCCGGTATCAAGAAACGGACAAGTCATGTCATATGGTTGCTTCGCAGTAGGAAGCAGATGTTTGCACTCCTGGATATGATTCTTACGAATATACCGGTGAATGACCTCTACTTCCTTTCTGCTCATTGGCAAGAGATTTGAGCAACAGTTACCGCACTGGCTGCATTTTCCATCTTTGCAAAAGTTGTAGATATTATCAGCCATACCTTTCTGAACTGACTCTAAAAATGAAATAACTTCCATAGGCTACTCCAATTCTTCCGCTGTTGGAAACTGAAACACTCCAGACAAACCAATAGTAAGTTTTTCATCAATTCCCTTTGGTGGCGTGTGTCCCATCCTTACAAGGTTATGACACATATAGGCACATCTTAATTCTTCCATGGCTTTCTTCGCCTTTTCTTTGGAACTGTATTCAGCCATTTTTGTTCCCATTGCTGTCGAAGAGTTGTGGCAAAAGATAGCTGCGTGTTCAACATTCTCATATTTCCCGAATGCCATGCTCAAAGAACTGATTTCATACGGTACATCAATTGTTCCATCTTGACTGATTATCCGCACGTTGCCCACCCCCTTCTTTTAAAGTTTCCGCTGTGTCAAACACGTCCTGCAGCTCTTCTTTTGTGAAGTTGTCGAGAAGAGATATAACGATATATGCAAACTCTTCTCTAAGCTGTCCAGCAGTACCATGCACCATAAGTTCGCCTTTACTGCATACGATCATATATTCGCCCTCCTATTTCAGAAAATCCGGCAAGTCAGCATCATTTCCGTCAACAACCTCTGCATTCTGCAAAGTTGAATCCGGCTCGGCTGCTGCACTTTTGCTTTCTGGAACGTCTATCGTTTCTGCATCAACGACAAATTCTTCGCTGTTTGCATTTTCAGAAATGTCGCGCTTGATCTGCTCCTGCAAATCTTCCATCGGATATTCCTTAAAATCGTTGTCCTGCATTTCCTCTTTCGTATACAGCCCCATTGTCAGTTCCGGACAATTCAGACTGGAGAAGAAAGATGCCGCTCTGTAACGAAGCATTAACTGTGGCATGGTTTTCCACTTGCTACCATTTTTACCAAGCCATCCCTCGGCTTTTGCCATTTCCATGTCCACGGTCATTCCCTCAACTCTACGACCATTTTTCGTAGTCCAAGCAAGGCACGAATAAGGCTTGCCGTCCTTATCTTTAGTTTCCTCGAACTGTAATTCCATATCGAATTTGCCGGAATTGTTTATTGCCGCAATCAGAAACTTTGAACTCCAAGACGGTCTACCCTGAATTACATACAGATTCTGCATAACCATCAGCGGACTTACTTTCAATCTCTGTGCCTGCTCAATTGCGATCAGACAGTTCGCATCGTTCTTCTGGAATGTTGATGGAACAATTGTGGAACTCGATAATGCCTTTGCCATCTGCATAGCCATGATAAAGTTGTCGGATGTTCCAAAAATTCCAAGGCTGTAATCTGTAACTTTGTTGCTGTGCGCAGCTTCTTTCTTTTCCTCTGCCTTTGCTACTGCTGTGTTCTCTGCCATACTTACTTTTCCTCACTTTCTCCGGCATCTACCGGCTCTTCATATTTCTTTACAATTGCTACCTTATCAGCACCGTAGGTTTCCACCCACTTCATATCCACCGATGCATCTGTAACCGTCAGCTTTGCGCCTTTGGCAGTTACTACCGTGTCACCGGCTTTTACGGAATCCTCGGTGCGGTATGTATAACTTCTGGTGCTGTTTGGAAATTTTGCTTTGATATAATTCATTCTGATACCTCACTTTCTAAAATAATTTATTTATCAATTCCATTGCATACATTGTGTCAACCTTGGAATCGCCAGTCTCTTCCATGTGTTTCTGCAATGCTTCGACCATCATCTGAAAATAAGTTGTATCTACACCGGTCAGCTGTTCTTCCAAGACTTTTACATCTTTCAAATCCAGCTCATTTAACTGCATACACATTTTTACATACTGACCAGCGTTGATGTGATAGCCGCGCTCAATATATTTTCTTGTGCGAATGATAGAGCAAAGCGGATATTTAGAACCTACATAACATAATTCCTTGTTTATGATGCACTCCAACGCCTTATTGGGAAGAAATACCTCGTTATCCCAAGAACTCCATGCACAGGTGCAATGAACGAAATCATAATTCTTATGAATTTCCTCTACTTCTCCATAAAATCTTGTAACAATCTGAATCTTGTTTGAAAGGCTTATTGCGTTGCTCGTAATAAAGCGCGGTCTGTATTTTTCCTTGGAATCCGAATCTGTCTCTTCCTGTTCGTGTTCCATTCCAACTGTTTCATCTTCCTCGGCTGTAGAATCAAAATTGTAAGAAACGGAATTCCCTTCCACTTCATCCTCATCTGCAATTCCTTTAGAACGGACAAAACATTTTACCGAACCATTATCACTACCAGTCGCTTTTTCCAATTCTTCTCCCCACATAAGAGTGACTTGTTTATCTTTGTGCATATCGTTCCACTTATCAACATAGTATTTCGCAACTGCAATACACGCATCTTTTGTTCTGAAATATACATCGTAGTCATGCACCGGCTCCCCTGTTAAAAGGGAAACCAAGGCGCCACCTGTAATAATGGTATTTTCTTTCACCACAGCCTTTACGTTCTCATCCTCAATGCTCTCCATCCAGTCACGAAGTTTGTTACCTAAATGCCGCTTGATGTTCTTACTGTTCATCCTACACACCCTCCACTTTCAACTGCTTGTCCTCTGAAACACTCAAAAGAATTAACTGCGTATCTACCGCCGGAATATACTCGTTGTTCAAACTTTCAGCACCATCAAGGAAGACGGGAACATACATATCGAAGAACCTCTGGAAACTATTGCAAATATCCAACTTTGCCTGAATCTCTCTGCCAGTGTTGGTGGTAACTCCGAATTCCTTGCCGTCTACCATAGGTACGCACACTTCCTTGTATTCGCCGTTCTTCTGATAATCAAACAGTTTCCAACTGACAATACCAAAGTGCTGATTAATTTCCTCAACAAGCAACTCATTCTTGCGTTTGGAGACCTCTTTCAACTGGTGGAGAATCTTCTCTGCATCCGCCTTTGCCTGTTCATACTCACGCTGCTTTTTCTGCATATCCGTGATCTGCTCGTCAATACGAACGTTATTGGCAGCCTGTGCAATGATCTTGTTGATCTCTTCCAGCTGCGATTTCAGATCAGCCTTTTCGATTTTGAGAGATTCTACGATCTCCGCATCGTCTGTAGCCTGTAATCTCTCGATCTCTGCCAGCACCTCGTTATGTCTGGCATTCAGCTTCACATACTCTTCATTCTGCGAATAATCAGCTTCACTTGGGATCTCGGATAACTGCTTGGAAAGTTCTTCCTTGCGCGCAGCGCCTTCCTGCTCCTGCTTCTTCAAGGTATCAACTTCCGTGTTCAGATCAGCATTTTTCTTTGTCAGTTCCTCAATCAGATTTTTCTTTGTGAAACCCTTTTCCTTGATTTCCTCCAGATTAGAGTTCTTCTGGGCAATGAAGTTATTCTTGGCATCTGCCAATCTCCGCGCGGCATCTGCCTTGGCAAATTCCTTTCTGGTTTCAAAATCAGCTTTTAACTGCTCGATCTTTTCAGCCGGAAGTGCCTGCCCGCATAAAGAACAAACCGTTGTAGATTCATCAAACACCCACTTGGATTCATCAAACAGATAGGGTATTTCATCAAACGCTTTGGCTTTCTCGAAATTGTACTGCTCGCCCAGCTTCTTCCGCTCGGCATCTGCATCAGCAATAGCCTTGGCATTGTCATCAATCTGCTTTTCTTTCAGAGAAATCGTTGGTTTGAAACGATCCAGTTCTGTTGTGCAACCGAATAGCTCAACTTCAATATTATTTCTCTGATTGGACAACTCGCGGTTCATCGTCTGCATGATGCCGGACATATCGAACTGCAGCTGCATTTCTTCCTGCCGTAGACTTTCTACTGCATTACCCGCACCAGCGATCTTCTGGTCTACCTCGGCAATCTTCCGTTCCAGATCAGCCTTGGCAAGTTCCTGTTCCGCAACATCCACATCAACCTTGGCTTTCTCTAATCCGACAATCTGATTTGGAATTGCATCTAACTGCTCAACTGCCTTCTTTTTGGAAGCGTTATTCATGGCTTCGATTTCTTCATACTTGTAGGCTTCAAGTAGTTTCGCAACATCCTTTGTATCTTTGCTCATTGCAGCAATCTCCACATCTGTCTTTGCAGATGCTAACTTAAACAATACCTTCCGCATATCTGCCTGTTTCTGCCTGGTAAATACATCCGGATGCGAGCATACAAGGAAATTGTCAAAAGACAAGCCCAATTCTTCCAAATCAGCTCTAAAGTCTCTCTCCGTCTTAGGCACGCTGTTGATCTCGTATGTATTGGTAATTGTTACCTTAGAGATCCCGTTTGCGTCTGGCTTACCGACCTTGCGTTTCTGCATCTTGGCAATGGCGATTTCTTTACCGTCAACATCCAAAACAGCCGTAACCGTAGGTACGCACTCCTCCACGTCGTCCGGGCGGATATTAGGATTGCTGACCAGCTCATAGTTCTTGTCCGCCAGCAACCAGAACCACGCTGTCGCAATCGTAGTCTTTCCCAGCCGGTTCATGCCACTTACTCTAGTTGTCTTTCCAAACTTATAAATTTTATCCTTTGCACCCTTGAAATTTTCAAGATGTAACGATTTTAAAATCATTTTTCATTCCTCCCATTCTCAAATTCTTTCACCAATCCTACAAAGTATCTTTCATTCTCCCTATAGCCGCTCAAAAGCTCGACCGTTTGCATGTCTGTAGTTGCCTGTTTGCATCCGCGCAATCTAATATTGGTTGTATGCTCACTTGTGATATATCTGTACAATGCGTCTATATGTGTCCTGCACTCGATCAGTTCATCGTACTCATCCCTTGGAATACAGACGTAATCCAAATTTTTCTTTCCCATTTACGTTTCCTCCCTGATTGTCGCCACAGAAACCTCGTAAGCCGTTCTTTCTTCGATTTCTGTGTCTGATAATGTTTTCTTGTATATGCGGCTCTGAATTCTTCCTTTCATATAAATGTGCGCTCCGGCTTCAAAGTTACTTACAAATAAAGCATTTCTTCCCCAGCAGACACATGGAATATAATCTGATTTTCCATAGGACCGATTGACTGCCAATAAAACATCTGCAATTTCTCTGCCGAGTGGTGTTTTTCTATAAGTTGGTTTCTTACAAAGATATCCGTTCAAAGCAACTGTGTTTAAATCTCCACCATCGAAATTATCAAAAACTTCTATTTCGTGTACGAAGACATTTAATATCAACTTTCCACCTTCAGCATTGAAAGAGCGGAACTCTCCTGTAATGAATACCGTTTTTCCCGTATAATCTTTGCCGATATCAATAATTCTGTCAGATATAAGAACTGGGATTTTGTCTTCTACACCACTTAACCTAGATACCGTGATTTCCGATTCATAAAATGATTCTCCGCAAAGTTCGTGGCTGAATGTAAGTGATTTTGTGACTTTTCCCATTATTTCGACCTTGTTATTTTTAAATTTTTCTGTATACATAATTGATTTTCCCTCGTTTGTTCTATATAATATGAATGTTCTTTAGGCATGGTAGAGTTTTTCTCTCTGTGCCTTTATCCTTTTGCATCTACAATCTGAATGTAAACATAATCGCCATATGTGGCTATCCATTCATTGACGCCGTTCTCATTATCCCGATACACATCTATGCTGCGTCCAAGCTGAATTGTGCCTTTTTCTGATTCCGGTACGCTGATTCCGTAACCGGTATCTGTGAATTGAAAGTATCCGATCAAATCTCCTACTTCGCCATCATCTCCAACCGCATACATAATGATCGTTTTGCCAAGCCATTCTTCTTTTCCTGCGACTGATAATCCCTCCACCGGATATTGACCGTTCGCACACGGTTGCCCTGTCCATGTATAACAGGTTGCCCGAATCATTGTTGGTTCTCCATACGGATCAATGCTATGTACATCTGCTTTTGCAGAATTTCCACACAATACCGGGAACAGAAGCATTAGCAGCATAGTTGCTATAAGTTTCTTCTTTCCTATCTTCACTCTTTCCCTCCGCTTCTCATGAACCCCATTACTTTGATCTCCTCTGGTGGTTCCGCAATCATTCCTGTAATTCTTCCGTCATTCAGCTCAATAGCTAATCCGGCTTTTTTGAGACATTTAATCATTGCGATGTCTGCATCATTCAAATCTGAACTGTTCATTTGCTTATCCCTCCTTCCGTTTAACAACCAAAGTCATATGTTCCATCCGCAATTTCCTCATAATAGAAAGCAATGAAATCTGTCAGCAGGGCAATAAACTCTGAATTTGTCGGCTTGCCCTTTTCCGCTGAAACTGTATATCCAAAGATTTTATTTATTATCCCTAAATTGCCATTTTTCCAAGCAATTTCGATTGCATGCCGGATGGCTCTCTCTACCCTCGTCCATGTGTCATTGTTTTCCAACGCAATCTCAACATAAAGAGTTTTTGTGATACGATCGAGCTTGCTTCTATCATCAAGCCCTTTTTCGATTGCACTTATCATGTATCTATGACCTTTAAGGCTATGTTTCACACCTATCTGATCTAAAGTCTTTCTTATTGCTATACCCTTTTGTCTGTCCATAATTTTCTCCTTCATTTTTATATAGTGGAAAACAGTTTTTTAATTTGGGGTTTCAATCTCTTGATTTCAAACTTTTCCTCTGTTTTATCATCGATTATGTATTTACCCTCCTGATGCATTGTGCGAGGCTTAACTCCCTGTTCTTCCGTAAATTCAAGCAAAATATCTCTTCCGCCATGTAAGATGTGCATCTGATTGACTACTTCCATCCAACAGAGCATAAATTTAATAATGTCCCAATTTTGATATTCCATAAGAAAATCTATCGCCTTATCTCCAATCACTTTATCGATTCCGAACTTTCTAATGTAATCCATAGTGTAAAAATAATCTTTGCACTGGTATTTTTCTCCATCAAATGTCTTTTCAATAGGGAACATATTCATAAACTCTCTCGGTGTCAATAATCCGATCATATCGTCAATCGCACTGATAATCCGAAACTCATTAACGATAAATTCCGGCTCTGCACTTTTAAACACATCAAAAGCTGTTGTAGATTTCAATTTTATTAGCAAAAACAGATCTTTTTTAAATTCATCCGGATAGGTTTCTTTCATTTCATGCATGCTCATATCGCTTTGAGAGTTTATTATTTCATCATATTTTCTTAAAAACGCTCTTTCGTAGTTAACGTGCCTTGGCTTAAAATCAATCAGCTTTTTCCCGTCCATAACATAAAAATCATACACTTCTTTCGTCTCCTCTCATATTTATCAATCCTTTCCTACTCCGTATCTGATTGCCATTTCTTTTACGATGGCTGTATATCCCTCGATCAGTTTTTTGTCCTCTGCGATAATATCCACATAGGATAATTTATCTCTAGTCGATTTACAGATACCCTCGTCAGCCATTCTTCTACGCTTGTTTGTCAACCGCTGTTTCAGATTCACACCCATGCGTTTTGACAGCAGTTCATAGCTTTCGGCTCTCACTTGACTGTATGCCTGTCCACCGCCAAGCTCCATGCTGATCTTCCGCAGGATGTTTCCAGTATCATCACGCCATGATGTTGTATCAAGCGCAACAACTTCCCGGATGCTCTCAACTCTCTGCTCCACATGGTTTATCTGTTCTGCCTGCCGTTTCTGTTCCAATTGTTGTTCCGCTACAGAATTGAAAATCTTCTGGAACATCTGCAATTCCGGCGATAACTGATTAAGATCAACTACCTTTTGTTTCACGCTTTCTTCCAATGTTGTGAAATAATCGCGTGCTTCTTCCGCTTTCGTCCCGTTCCCTTTCATGGAAAGTTTCTTCGCAAAATGGGCGGTGAGTTTGTAATCCGTTGTCGGATTTGGGTTAAAATTCCGTTCTTCATCAATGAAGAACGCCCAATAATCAACATTTTCCTCTGCAAATTCGTTTTCAATGATGTTGCTTTTGCACCATCTGGAATAGTTGCGGCTGTCCAGTTCCAAGAACTCATACAACTTTTTTGCCGTAGTCATTCCGTTTTCATCAACACCAAGTGCAATCTCAATCGGTGTCTGCATTTTGGTTGTTTCTAATTCGTTCACGCTTCTCCTTTCCGGATTTTTGCAATAAAAAATCCAATCTACTGTTTACAGCATTCAATTAATTCATTGACCGGAATGCCTGTTTCAACAGATACCTTTCTTAAAGTATCAATTCTTGGAATGCTTTCATCCCACTTGGAAATGGTTGCATTTCCGATACCACATTTTTGCTCCAATGCATGAATTGAAGTATTATTTTCTTTGCACCATCTCTCGATACGTTCCAAAATCAAAAATATCGCCTCCTTATCCATATTGGTTTTAGAATATTTAGAGAAAAATCTTGACATTGTTTAGAGAATATTCTAAAATAAGATTTGTCGAGAAAATTATTTTGGAACATTCTTTTTATTTAGGCTTTTCTCTAAATCCTAAATTCATTATATAGAGTGTTCTCTAATTTGTCAACCCTATTTTTAGGGATTTCTCTAAAAATATTTGGAGGATTATCTATGAATACCGTAGAACGAGTAAAATCGATATGTAAAGAGCGAAAAATACCTATTTCAAAATTAGAAAAAGACTGCGGATTTGGAAATGCATATATTTCCGGACTAAGAAAAGGATCTATACCAGATGACAGACTAAAAATCATTTCAGAATATTTAAATTTACCTGTTGAATATCTTATGACAGGGAAAGAGCCTGTGGCAGATTATCTGTATACTGATGAAAATTCGGATTTGTTAATAGAATTTACCAAGGAAGTAAAAAATGATGCGGCATTTGCCAAGAGAGTGATGCGTTATATGTCTTTACTGAATGAAGATAAGAAATCCATAGACGATATGATAGATTTTATGTATTATAAAAATCACAACGGAGAGGATTAATCCTCTCCGTTTTCTATTGCACTTATGTATTTGTACCAGAACCGTAATTTGTCTGTTCTTTCCATTCCCACAAAAATGGTAATGATTCGTTCCCGATATTCCTCGTTTGTCATTTTAATATCTTTTGTACTTTCATGCATAATATAATTTTTCGCTCCTTTCTCTCCCACAAAAGTTATAATCATCTTACCACAATTGCAGGAGAATAGAAGAGTTTTTGCAAATATTTCCACGTTTGTGGAAATTATTTATATGGGGAGTCAAATAGATCTGTGATTTTCACATCAAGTGCCTTTGCAATAGCTTCCATCTGCGTCATCCTTGGTGATCGTTTCCCCATTTCGTAATTATGTAATGCACCATGACTAATACCTGTTTTTTGTTCCAATTGCTCTAGTCCCCAGTTCTTTTTTGTCCTTTGTTCCCAAATCTTCATTTCCATACACTTATATTTTATATCCCTAATGGAAAAAATCTACTGGTAATATCTGGAAGTATTGCAATATCCTTATATTTGTGCGATAATTCAACTGTTATATGTGGGGAGCGTGAGTTTTGAAATCTTATAAATACTCTTCCCCATAAAATTATATTTTAATTTAAAGAAAGGATAATTATTATGGAGAATGAAAAGAAAAAAAGCAAAAAGAAATGGATTATCATAGCCATCATTATCGTACTGGCTATCATTGGAATCGCTTCATGCGGTGGAGATGATGAATCAGGCACCGTTTCAAACAACGAATCTAGCAAAGATTCATCTAACAAGAAATCCGATAATACGGATAAACTCAAGGATTCCGATTTTGAAGTTACCGAATATCGTTACGGCGAAGGAAATGACAACACATATATATTGAAAGTCCAAAACAACTCTAAAAAGACCGTAGATATAGAAGCAGAAGTAACCGCATTGGATGAAAAGGGCGAATCCTTATCTGTCGCAAGTAATGACATTTATACATTAGAGCCAGGCAAGGCATCTGTAATGGAGTTCTATTTTAATGACGGAACCCCTGCCAAATTTGAATACAACATTGATTATTCTAAATCATCTTATGAATCAAAAGTATCTAATTTGGATATTTCAGAAACACAGAATAATAAAAATGTTGTTATAAAATGTACTAACACATCAGATGATCCTGTCGAATTCCCGCAAGTTTCGATTTTATTCTTTAAAGGTGATACACTTGTAGAATATGATATGGGATATCTCCTTCCCGATTCTGATGATGAATTGAAGCCGGGAAAATCAAAATCTATTGAACTTGAATGTTACGAAGATTTTGACAGATATGAAACTTTCTATACTGCACGTTAGACATAAAACCTTTATGACTTACATTTAAAGGACCGCGTTTTTGCGGTCCTTTCTGTTGCTTAGTACCCTAAGCTCGCCCATGTTTTCGGTCCGCAGACTCCATCCACTTTTAATCCTTTATAAGACTGCCATCTCTTTAAGATTGTCTCTGTGATGGAGCCAAAATCTCCGTCTACTTCTAAATACTTTTTTCTTCCATTAATAACACAGGATTTGAATTTCTGATTAAGCAATGCCTGCTGCAACTTCCTTACAGCTTCACCCTTGCTGCCCTTTCGGATAGTCTGTACCCCTGTATTTGTTTTTACAGTCTGAACCGGCTGGGCGGCTCCACACGGAGTCTTATATAATCTCTGTTCTTCTTCCCTCCGTCTCACCAGTCCATTCAATTTCTTTCCATTGGCTTTATTGTAGAGAACAATTTTATCTCCAATCTGCTCTGTGCTTCTACCCTTGCAGAGTGTTTTTAAGTTGCCTGCTCCGCAGTTATATGTAAAGGACACCAGAGCATCGAACTGATTCTGATTAAAGCCTTTTCCAATCGCATTGACCGCTTTCTCGGCACCTGCCACATCTTCACGCAGATAGGCTTCTGCCTGTGCCTGTGTGATCTTCTGTCCTTTCTTCACGCCTTTCGTGTGTCCATACCCGATCGTCAACTTTCCTGCCGGGCAAACATATGCCGTTAACCGACATCCCTCATATTTTTTGATAATTGCCAATCCTTTTTCTGATACCTTCATTACTGTTCCTCCTTGTCTCTTAACTGGATCAATACCTCTTTCAACTTTTCCGGAATCGGAATAAACTCTGCTGCATTCTCTAACAGGCTGATGGCTTCGTTACACACATAGAATGTGATCACGATCTCTCTAAGTGCCACTGCATGGTTCAGAAACTTCTGGATCTCAAATGCTACCGCAATGATGATAAACATCAGGATTTTTTTCAAAAGTCCCTTATAACCCACCTCTGAACTAAGCTGTTTTAAATAAACTGCTTTGATAAGTCCGGTCACATAGTCAGCCACTGCTAAAAACACGATGGTCTTTAACAGCACATCCCAACCTCCAAGGAAATATGCCAGCAGACCTCCTAAGATTCCACCACATACGCTGATAAAGTTGAATAATTTTGCCATTTTAACACTTCCTTTCTTCTTTTTATGCAAAAACGCCCTGTATCTTCTGATACAAGGCGCTTCGGCTCTACTCTGTGATTGCTGCTCTTAATTCTTCTTTCTCTGCATCCGTCAGCTTGGGATAACCGGCTAAGATATCCTCAAGCTCTTCGCCCTCTGCCATTCTCCGGCGGATGACACGGAGCATGATATTTTTAGCTGCATTACTCATTATACTTCACCCCCTAACAACTCTGCTAAAACCTCGTCCTGCTCTGCCTGTGTCTGTTCAAGGCTTTCTAAACGAATTTCTGTGTCTGATTTAATGTGCATAGTTACCATAGTGCTGCCGTCCTCATAGACGGTGGCAGATACAAAAGACAGATTCTTGTATGTACCGTAAATTTTCTTATCCTCGCCTGCCACGGTAAGCTCCGTGATCGGTCGAAAGGTTTTCTCCATGTCTGCTACTGCCTGTCCTTCCATCGAAAATGTGATGCTGTCAACTCCTGTGACTACTGCTTTGCAGGCGTACTCTACGCCATTCGCTGTGATATATTCCATAGTTATTCCTCCTTCATCTTTGCTTACTGTTTCGATAGGTACTGAAAATGAATATATATATATTCACCTTCAGCTATATTAGTGGATGTTCCGCTCATATTTTTTGTATAACCTATGGAAAGTGCTGTTTCTGTTGTAAAACAACACTGACCATAATGAACGTTATTCAAAAATACATATTGAACAAACATACAGTTTGGATGAACTTTGAAATCGTCATCATTAATAGCACAAACGGTTGCATAACCAGACGCTGTAGCTAATTCTTGTGCTGCTTGACCTTGTATGTAGCAGTCGATAAATCTTCCTACTTTTCTGAGATATGCAGTTAATCCATTTGCTTCATATGAAAATGACTTGTACTTAATGGCACTTATTTGATTTGCCAAAGTCCCCTCTATGGACGCATTCTTTTCTGTTGCCGGTAGTGCCAATCCGGTGCTGTCCGTGACCGCGGATGAGTTTGATAGCTTAACATGACCTGCTTTTGCAGATGTTGCATTTATATTTATATGATTGACTAATGTGCTTATAGCTTTTGCAATCTTTCCAAAAAATGTTTTTCTTGTTTCTCCACTTTCGATTTCAGTTAATTCCGTCTGCTCTGTATAATCTGTTTTGAGAACCATCTTTGCATTTGAATCTACGCCAATATCTTCACTGGCTTTTACTACTCCATTGATATCTTCTGTTGCAATCGGTACGGAATTGCCCCCTCTTACAAGCAATTTCCAATATTCGCTGTCATCTGTCGGTGTGTTACCTGTTGTTGTCTTGAGTGCGGCATATGAATTCCCGTCATATGCGACCGTATCTAAGTATTCATATGTGACTGTATTGTTATAAGCCCCTTTAGGGGTAAACGCTACTTTTCCTGCATCATTCATTAAACAGTTACCTCCCATAATAAGTGTCCTGCCTCATTTACTGAAAAATCAAACCGACCGCCTTGATACTTTAAGTGTCCAGTCGTAAAATCAATTGTAAATTGCGGAACATTCTGCGATATTGCTTCATCAATACGATTTACAATCTCGTCACTTGCCGATTCTGCCTGTGTTGCATATGCCTGTGCTGTTTGGCTACTTGCTTGTGACTTCTCACTGTAGTATTTACTGTTATCTGTATTCTCGCCTGTCCTTGAATTGGTTCCACCAACCGCATAGCTTTTAGATTCTAACGCACTTGCCAGTGCACTGTTTTTAGATGTCAATGCGCTGTTCACATATTCCAACATCTGCGGCAGATAAGTATTTTCACAATCATTTTTTATCTGTATCACAATGTTGGTATTTGCAGAAGTCTGTTCTGCTAAAGTTTCGATTTGGTCAAGAATCGTGTTGAATTCTTCTTTGTATTCATCTCGAATATCTTTGGTTGCATCTCTGATCTGTTCTTTAAAATCTTCATATGTCCCCATATGTTTTACAACACCAGCTCTAAAACACATCCATACCATTTGCTTGCTCGTATCACTGTCGATAGATACCGCCCATTCTCCCGGCAACATCTTTGTTGGGTCGAAATCATCCTTTGACCCTTTTCTCATCTGAATCGCCATCTTTCACCCGCCTTTACTACATTAGTGTATAGTCAAATCTAAAATGAACATCTGTACCATCGGTATTTTCGTATTTTTCACCGCAATTTCTCATAAGCAACACTCCTTCTTTATTTAGCCTTATATAAATGACCCTTGTCCCAATCACGGCAATTGTTTGCACGCTGTCGTGTTTCGGCAAATAGCCGCTTGGTATTGGCATTGTTTCCATAGCGGAATTAGCAAGGTCGTATTCTATTTTTTGTCCTGCTTCTAAAGATTTTAGATTTATCTTACCTGTAATTTCTATAAACGCGCCAGATGCTCTTACCGTTCCACTTACAACATAATTTCTTACATCTACTACGGTGTATCCTGCTTCTGTGGTATATGTCCCCTTTGTTGTAGCAAAATCTGTACTTACCTGATTTAATTTTCCGATTTCCGCATATCTTAATTTTGTTAGTAATGGAAAATACAACGGTGTTTCCTGTTGTGATGTTTCTAAAAAAATCTTTCCATCCGGTGTCAAAAATTGGTACTGCTGATTTTCTTTCGTATATTTATATTGAATAACTGATCTGTCTACACCCTGTGTTGTATTTCTAAGATAGATTTTATCCATGCCAACCAATTTTCCGGTGACTTCTATGTTTCCATTCTGTGCCACTTTTAAATTCTGGGTGTTAATAATGATTCCGCTCTTACTAACTTTGAAAATCACATTATTACTTGCATCGCATACCGTTATCGTGCCATCCTGATTTCTGTATGCTCCGCCAATCAACATACTTCCTGCATTAATCCAGTCAGCATTAATTCCGATAGCATTTAATACACTCACTACCGCATTCCCCTGTGAATCAATTCCGGCATTCCATATCTGACCACCATCTGTAGATACCGCAAATGCATCTGCTGTCATCTTCCAAATGGTAGAACTGGTCGCCCGTTCCGGCTTATTATGCATATAGTAAATAATGCTGCCATCTTCCAAGACTTCCTCCGATTTAAAGACACCAAAGGATTGCGTCATAAGGTTTGTTAATTGCTGTACAGCCAGATCATATGCACTTAATTGCCTTTGTGTCTGTTTTCGTGCTTTAACAACTGCCTTGGTCATTTCCGAAAATCTTGTTTGACTGTTTTTAAGCGGTGTTTCTGCATCACATACGAGTTTTTCTACACCGCCAAGATGAAATTCTCTTGTTGATATGAATGCCTGATAACTATTCTGTTTTCGGTCCGTCACATAGGCTATATCTCCGGCTTCAATAGCTGGATTGGTAAGACATTCTACCTCAAGCGGTCTAAATCTCATACCACCTATGCGATTATAAAGATAATTTGCTACAGTCTGTGCTGCTCCTTTTTGAATAAGTGCATTTCCGGAAACTTCTACTACATACCCCTCGTTTCCAACCAGCCTTGTTGCCGGTTTATCGGTTTCTGTTTCCTCAAACTCTTCCGTGACTCTGATTCCCGTAATTACTGCATCGTCGGTAGACATTGTAAACGTCTTTGTTGAAAAAATGTGATGGTACGCCTTTTGGTCAACAAATGTTCCGCCGTCCAGTGATGCACCAGAAGAATAATCCTTGAAATTACCACCGTCTACTGTGTCTCCATCCGAATATGGAGTTGTGCTAGTTTCAAATGTACCACCATTCAAATTAGCGTTTTTCTCAAAAACAGACATATTGTACCAACCAAGTTTCAGTCTTCCATAGACATCCATTTTCGCCCAACATCCTGCCACCTGTGCTACGCACGCAATGATATCTCCAAAGGTTAACGCATCGTCCTTAGGACGATTTTTGACCACATATCCCTTGTTTGGAAAATTTGCAGACTGTAGTGAGACACCGCAACAATTACAAGCATCTGCAAGAATTTGACCTAATGTTGCCGGGTATTGCAAGGTACTTTTGCTATATGGTTTATCAAATTTAACCATGTTATCAAGAAAAGTCAGGCTTATCGTAGAGCCATCATAGCTTGGCTCATCCACAACAAACGTGCCAACTCTAACCTTTTCCAATGCGTTAGATAGTTGTAATCCCACATAAGCAACTACGGTAGCATCCGAAAAATCATATTCGCTGAAATCATCGTAGATATTATTAAGCGTAACGGTCAATTTACCTGTAACTGCAGCACCGATCGTAAATGTATTGCCTGCCGACGTTGCATCTTCAATGCTCATGGAATTTTGCCACACATCTTTCCTTGTTAAATTCAAAACTTTCCCGTTCCGTAGCGTAATATCTAAGAACGGAAGAAAATCTCGATTATCATTAAATAGCTCATTCTTAAATTCTGTTGAGATATCAAGCAACTTGACCACCTACCTCTCAATAATATCGAAACTGATTTGTGAGTAGATTTTCTTTTTAACAGTCCACATCTTCATTGGTGCTGATCTGTCACCAACGTAAAATTCTCTTGTTTCATCTGTACCGCTCATGGCATCCGGATAAGTGACATTTATGTATTCCGGATTAAATGCCTGCAATATAGCCGCCGCTTCTTCTTTGGTCGGATTATTCCAGCCAAGAGCAATTTTCCTTTTCTGTCCTACTCTATTCTTGTGCATAATTGTGTCTTGTGTTCTTCCAGATGCACTATCTGACACATCCTGCAATCCCCAACTAAAGGAGGACGGTGTTTTTATTGCCGTCCCATTTACCCATATCATTGCCATATAATTAATCACCTACAATTCTTTTAGGTTAGCGACTATCTATCGTAAATAGCCGGGAAATGTCCATATAATAGAGACATCCCATGATATGATGCCTTAAAACTCTGTTACTACATGGTATCTACTATCATATTTTTCTTTTCCTTTCTGTGTCATTCTGTATAAGGTTTCACTATCAACCTTAAATACATTTTCAATTACTGGCGCTTGATTCTGCTGTGAACCACCCATGACTGCCATCATGGCTTGCATAACACCGTCTGCAACTCCGGCAGATACCGCTTCTACAATCTGATCGTTGTTGGCAACAGTTGAACGATTACCAATCTTTCCGACCATTTCGTTAATACCATTCTCACGAGCCATAAACAGCTCGCCTGTCTCAGGGAATCCACCGCCAGCATAAAAGGATATATTTGGTGTTCCGTCAAAACCAAACGTTTTCCATAATTTTGACGCAAATCCATCCTTGTCATATTCAATATGGAATTTTCCAATACTAATTGATGGGAATTTAAGTCCTAAGCCATCCCACCAGCGTTTCATTGCAGTCCATTTTTCCCTTAATCCTCCTAATATGTCTGGGAACTCCGCGGATATCTTTTTTAAACTTGGTTTCTTATCGTTCCACCAAGTACGAGCCGTATTCCACTTTTCTCTTAATTTTTCTTTGATGTTCTGATATGTGGTCTTAACCTCGCTTAATGCTCTTTTGGTTTTCCAGTAATCAATGGCTTTATTCCACTTTTCACGGACCTTTTCTTTGATGTTCTGGCATGTGGTCTTAATTTCCTCAAGAGGGTGCTTGCTTTTCCAGTAATCTGTTACACTTGACCACTTCTTTTTTACTTTTTTCTTAAATTCTTCACAAGTTGCTTTTATCTCTTTAAGTGGTTTCTTTTTTTCCCAGAAGTTTACAATTTCATTCCACTTAGTTTCTACTGTGCTTTTGAGTTCCCCAAAGATCTCATCATTCTTTCGCTCCATTTCTTTGGCTTTTTCGTTCCAAGGCTCCCACCAATCATCAATGTCTTGCTTCCATAGTGCCATTGCTTCACTATAGGAGCCATCTTCTATAGAAGAGAGAAATGTATCAAAAAATCCACCGTCTCCAAACCATTTGAAATCCTTATAGTAATCTTTGTCCTTCGGGAAAAGTTTTTCTCCTATTAATTTTCCAAGGTTTTCTCCACCTTCCCATGCTAGCGTAATAGCTGCAACTTTTAGAGAAAGTTTCATCTTTCCAGTCATGGTGTGAGACGCTAAAAATGCTGTGATTGGAGCACCAATAAGATTAGATATTTTATTATTGGAATCAGCTAATTTGAATGTGGCTAATCCAAGTCCCAATCCTATCACTACTTTTCTCAATGTGATTCCTTGCTCTGCAAGTCTTTGTGCAATAAGTCCTCCCAGCTTTCCACCCAGACCACTAAATTTCAATCCCATGAAAAGTGCCACGATAGCGGACTCAATTGGAGCTGTCTCTACAAATCCCGTTATGGTATCTCCAATAGCACTGATTAGACTAAGTGCGAGCTTATCAAGTTTCCATGCAATACTCAAAAAATCTATTTCGCTAATGAATGTTGCAATAGATTGTCCTATCTTTTTCCAATCTGTTTTTCTTAATGCTGTAGTAAGTGCATCTATGAGTCCCTTTGCCCATACATTCAATGTTTCTGCCAATGCTTTGAAATCAAAATCTTTAAAAAACCGGTTGACTCCTGCTGCGATGGATTCTCCTAGATTTGTCCAATCAAAGGTCTCTCCAAAGGAAAGTGCCGCATAAACAGCTGTATTTAAAGATCCTGCAATTGTACCACCTAATGCACTAAATAATTCCGGTGTAATCAATCCATTTAGGAACTGTGCAAGTCCTGTACCAAAATTACTTGCAACTTTATATACCTTGTCCCACTGGATGCTTTCTAGGGCATTTGTTATTCCATTGCTGATATAGGTTCCAATTCCTTTGTAATCTCCCTTTTTAAATGCATCACAGATTCGATCAGCTACTTCCTGTGCCTTGTTATCCATACGAGCAAAGGCTTCATCCCATGCTTTCTGATATTCTTCTAATGCTTTTGCTATTGCCTCGTCTAAGATTGGCGAACCACCGCCCGCGTTACTACCGGAATTTTTTGAACTGCCAGAAGATGAATCTGAATTATCATTAAGCTGATTGAGTTCATCAAATCCAAGCACTGTATTCTTTAGTTTTTTCGCTGCTTTGTCCGCGTCTGTCAATGCGTCCCCTGCATCTTCCGTATCACTTACGAAATTCTCCATTCCATTATCTGCTCCGCCCATAGACGAGTTAATGGATTTGAACTCAATACCTAATAAGCTACCAATCCAGGCAAACAGTCGTTGTAACGCCATTACTAGACCATTAATATACGGCAGCACTTTTTCTACAATTGGTAAAAACAGGTTTCCGATTGTTCTTGCTAAATTAGCAAAATTCTGCTGAAGCATTCTCAACTGATTAGATGGAGAATTCATAGTATTTGCCATATCTCCAAATGCAACCTTAGACTGGTCTAACATGGCGAGTAAACGTAACTGTGCTTTTGTTGCCTGATTCATTTCGGAAACAGCCGTAGATAATCCATATTTATACGCGTATTCCTGCAATGTAGCATTTGTAATATCGATACCAAAAGCACGCACCGCACGGCTCTGTCCTGCCAATGCAGATGCAAACTTTTCAAAAGACTGTTCAAATGTAGTGTTTCTTAAGGATGCCCAGTCAGTACCAAGCATAGTAAGAGCATTGGAAAAATTCAAAGCACTTTCTTCTGCTACACCGATTGATTCTGACACCTGTGCAAACATTGCCTGATAATTCATTACGGTATTAGGATTCATTCCGAGATTTTTCTTGCCTGTATATGTGGCATTACCATCTGAATCAATTTCGTAACCTGTCATTTTGGCTGTAAGTTGCTTTGCTCTGTCAGAAAATGAATTTGCATAAGATTCCGCTGAGTCATATCCTGCCTGTTGCCAATTTGAAGCTGCATCGTCTCCTAATTTACGCATTGCTACTTCAAAATAGTTTACAGTCTCAAGGAAATCCATTGAGGACTCTACAGATTTCCATACTCTTTTAAATCCACGAATTATCGGATAAAAATTCGCATAAAATGACCCTGATAATTCAGTAAAACTCTTTAATCCTTTATGAGAGTTTCTAATTGATGATGCAAGTTTGCTAAATGCTCCCGAGAATAATGATGTTTTCTTTTCTGCATCACTACTAACTGCACCAGAGATTGAACCAGCTCTTGCTCCTTGAGATGACAGGTTTGCAATTGCATTCGTCATCTGAATTAGATTTTCACTAACAACAGGTGCTTTTGATAAAGTGGACATCATTTCATTTAAAGCCTTTGAAATCCTCGGCATATTTTCAATAGCTTTATCAATGTTTTTTCCACCCAGTTTAGATATGTTATTAGCCACATTTCCTAAATCCTTGGCATTTTGAGAAACAGCACCTAATTTATTCATTCCAGATGCTAAAACACGAATATTCACTGCTGTTTTTAGCATATTTGAAGTAGGAATACCGCTGATTGCTTTTATACCATCGGCGAGATGCTTGAAGCTATTAGCATTAATTGTTGACATTCCAGAGCTCGCCTTACAAATTTTCTCAATTCCATTTGCAAAACTAGCCAAATTGCTTCCATTTATTTTTCCAACTGATGCACTTACACTTTCCAACTTTTTTATCAATGTATCAAGTGCTGCAACAGCTTTTGTGGACTGTGTTTCAATATTTATGTCTAAGCGATCAATCTCTGCTCCCATGCTTCCACCACCTTATAACTGTTTTGGTTAGCAGCTGCCGTCTACTCGGCAACCGGTAAAGGTATAAGAAAAGCACCTATCCTTTTGGATAAGTGCTTTATAACTATACTTATTCTTTAATTAAACTTTCCACTTCTTACCGCAATTCAAGCAAATCGCATAACCTTTCTTGCTGCTCAACCCGCCTAAAACTGCTCCGGGTGCTCCTGCGATCGCATCCCCCACCAATGTTCTGCCGATGCTAAGTTTCTTCGTATCGTAGGACAATGATGTGGAACCACAACGTGGGCATTTTGCCATGTTGCGATATACTTTTTCTTGCTGACTTGCTAATCGTTGCATTCGTTGTTGCTCTTCTTCCTCTGCTCTTGCACGTTCTATTTGTCTATACTTCTCCCTTTTGACATCAGTTATTTTCCGCTCTTCATCTGTTTGTTTATATATTTCGCTAAAGCGACTTCTATCTTTAAACAAATTGTATTCGCTCATTATATCTTTAAATTTATTAAAATCGTCTAGCTTCTTCCTTGTAACAACATCAAACACTCCTGTATAAAAACCTTGACTCACATTTAGCAACGACATTCCAATATTGAAACCCATCGAAACACCATAATACTGTAATGAAAAATTATGAATTATATCTTTTGCTCTTTGATTTCCCCAAAGCTCAACCGTCATAACTCCATTCTCGATTTTTATATATTTACCATCTTTGCAATCCAAGAAAATATTATCTTCGCTATCCCACTCTGGAATTGGCTCTATCTCTTCCTCAACAATATTTGTTGGTTTTTCCAAAGGCTTAATTTCTTCCATCGGATAACCACAATGAATGCATACCTTTGATTTATCAGATATTTCCTTTCCACATTCTGGACATTTAATCAATGCCATAACACACCCTACCTTCTTATTAGAAGATTATACATCATCTTCCATAAAAAGGAAACCCGCTATTTCTAGCAGGCTTCCTCGTCATAAGGCATATATACATTCTTACAAAAAATTATCAAAATCTTCCTGTGCTTCACAATTGTCGACTTCTCCATCATATTCTGATTCGATAAATTTTACAAAACGATTTCCGTAACCAGACATACGATATGATTCGCTTCTTGATATCTTCTTTGCTTTTAGTTTTGCCTTTTTACCCTTGCTCAAATCTTCTAAGTAAGAAACGATTGCATCCGTATTTTCGTCTCTTTGCAAATCATTTTTTGAATAAATCAATCCCAACCTAGCGAGTTTTTCGCGTACCATGTTGTACTGATATTCGTCTATTTTATAGTCCTGCATAACTGCATATGCATTGTCATTATTATTATTGAATGGATTATACAGTCTGAATACCCTTATATCTAATAGATTCATCTGCTCCAATGTGTCATAGAAACTACGGACAACATCCTCTTGTGGATGTGGGATCCTAGCCACGTTGATATATCCATTAACAAGATACTTAATTTTCTCTTCCTGTGGTTCATCAAGAGAATAATCCATTAGCATCTCAAAGTATTTTCCCTCAACGTCTTTCTTTGCAATCTCATCTTCCAAACTATTTACGGCATCGTTAAACTCATCTTGTCTTTCCACAAGCATTTTTAGAGTTTCTTCTACTCGTCTTTCCATTCTATTTTGTTTATATGCTAAAATCATATTTCCTGCACCCGGAATAACAGAACCTGCAACACCATCAATAAAAATATCTGACAGTACATCCAATACCGGACCTACTGCAGCACCTGTTAAATCTTCAACACTTTCTTTTAATTTTCCCATACGTGCTTTCTCCTTTGTTTTTTTGTAATTATAACAAAGAAAAACTCATATGTCATTATTTTGAAAAGAAATAGACGCTGTGACACGCCTACTCCTTATCTTCATCAAATCTTCTGTTAAATTCTTCTATCCAAAGTTTAAACTTTTCTTCTGGCGATAAGGTTTTTTCCTTTTTCGCAAGAGACAGTGGTTTCTTTGGATATTTCGTATGCTTGTTGAAACAGGATGCAATTGCCTGCTGCACATATAAACCATTGTAGTATGCTGATACATCCAATAGTTTTAACTGTTCCTGTTTCTCCTTGATGTAATTATCCTGATACATATACATGTACTTTGGGTTAAGCTCCCAGAATATATCCAATGGAATTTCCATTCGCAGTGCAGCCGGGAGCCATACATCATCAATTAGGCTGGAGAAGGTTACTCTCCGCTCTCCAATGACTTCTGTTCCGTCTTCTGTAACGTAGCTTTCTTCGTATTTCTCGGTTTCTTCTCCTCTTTGTCCAGACCGAGGAGTTTCTTGAAAAAACCACTTTCCTGCACTGCTTTTACATATGCTGTGTAAATATCTTCAAGTGTTCCACCACCCATGATATGCTGCTCCATCAAGTGATCGGCATATTCAGCATCACAGTTTGCCACAACTGCCGTAAATGCTGATGCGGCTGTGAAGATATACTTTCTATCAATCAACCCTTCAATCGGCAATCCCATCTGCTCCATTTTCTTTGAATGAGCAAAATTTAATTCCGGTACATCGTAATTTTTGTTGTTGATTTTTACTGTTGCCATAAACTACTTTTCCTCCTATCAATCTTAGCTTGCTTCGCCGACTGAAATCTTTGTGGAAGGTGATACGGAAAGGGTCATCTCACGGATGCCATTTACCTCGCCCTCATTGATGTAAACTGCATGTTGTCCATCCCATGTGGCTACGCCATCTACTCCATCTTTTCCCATCTTCAAACGGTACTTTAATGCTTTTCCTGCTTTTGCTTTTACTGTTGTATAAGCTGCTAAAGTGTAATTTGCTGTAAATTCCATAGCATCCATGGACTGTACACCAGGAACAAAGGTTTGAGATTCATCTTCCAGATCTGTTGTCTCTAACTGATCCGGTGCTCCACCTAATGCCGGGTAAGACTTGATCTTGCATAACTTTGACCATGTCGTTCCATCTTCGCTTACTTCCAAAGTAGTTCCAATCGTGTTTACCGCTTTTTTTTCTGCTTCTGCCATAATATTTTCCTTTCTACCGCTATCTAACGCGGTCAGCGAACACGTCTCGAGTGCGTGTTCGGTGCATAAAAATAAGAGCCATTAGGCTCCTTGGTTTCATTTATCTGCTCCCGACATTTATGTCGGGACCATTTTAATTTGTCTCTTTTATCTCATCTCCATCTGCATAAATGCGTTGAAATCTTGCAACCCACCGGCTTACGTTTGGGTCTGCTGCATTTGCAGCAGGCAACGGACCGGCTTTGCACTGCCAACCATACTTAAGCATAATTTCTTTCGCCTTACTGCAAATCGAATAGCAAGTGTTATCCGCAAGACTTCCGGTTGCATATGCCGATATGGTAATCATTGGTGTCTGCGAACCCTCGTTACCTTCCAAATCATAATTTCCACCGGATATATCACTCAAGGCTACATCGCAATATGGGAAATCTGCTTGCTTTGGAGTAATATACCTCCCGACCTTGCATTTGGGATATTCTTTTTTCATTTTTTTCTCAAAGTGTGTGTAAAATGTATTCCATTCAAATCCTGCCATTTAATCACTCCCTACATTAATATGCATAGAAAAAGAGAGACGAATGTCTCTCTTAAAATCGTTATCATTCTGTAATTGTGATCTCGGTTCCATTTCCATCAAAGATAGTTAATACACCGTCGTCATAATCCATATGGCAATAGTCAGTACTATAATATCCGTACAAACCAATGTCATGATAATCTGGTTCAACATCACCCCACATTATATCAACTCTTTGATAAATATTATAGTCGCCAATAACTACCATAACCCTGTTGTTAAATATGATTTCATGATTTCGTTCGGCAACCACGCGCATTTTTTGCGATGCAGAAAAATTTCTTTTGTATTCCATCAACGCTGAAATCGAATCCATACTCTCGTTGGCACTAATTTTGTTTCCCATATTTCGTTCTCCTTTGCTTTTTTATTTTATTATAGCAAATAGAAACGATTATTTGAATACTTCCTTTGTAATTCTTACAACTCTTTCTCTCAATTCCTTGCCAGCATTGTACATTGGCATCTTCGGAGAAATACCGGTTGAATAGTGCCATTCGCCTTGTAAGTCCATGTACCACCATCCCGGTTCGTTTCCATGCGTACCGTATGTTCCTGTTCCTACGCCGGGAATATTTGCCGGATTCTGCGCCGGAAGTCCAGTACCAAACTCTAACATGAGTGCCGGCGAGATTTCTTTTCTCTGTATACCATCTTGATTCTGCCATTGGCTTATAATCTTTTGCGAATCTTCCATGAAGAATATTGCCTTGCATCCGGCTTTCTCTGGTGTAATTTCAGATGATAAGTGAATGTACTTACCAAAACCGCTACTACCAATGTGAACATTTGCAATAGATATGCCCTCTGCGGTCAATCTGCGACACAATTCTTCGCATTTCCCATCAAGGCTGTTCTGATATTCCTTAATCTCTTTGATAGCGTTCTGAATCTCTTTTACGGACAGTCCGAAACTAATCTTTGGCATCAGCATCAACCTTTCCATTTTCATTGTAGATGTCGAACATTTCACCGCAATAATCAAAAGTGCTTTCCTGCAACTGCTTGATTTTTTTTAACGTTTTGCAGGTGTATACTTTCATTCCTTGATATTTTCCATTAATGCCGGTAAACTCACCACGGTAAAATCTTGAGTACCGAGGATGCTTATAAACAGCCCTGTCTTCCACCATATATTTTCTTTCAGGAATAACAGTTCCGTCTGTTTTTTTGATTGGCGGAATCGTCTGTTCATATGGTTCTTTTCTTAAATAATACATAGTTACCACCTCACAAAATATCTAATTCCGAATATACTTTGAAAATCTTCGGAGACTGGATAGCGAACCAATCAACCATTTCCTCATTCGTAGCCCAACAACCAGTAAATCCAGAGTTTTCAGAAAGACCACTCTCAAATAAAAACGCATGCATAACCTCATGTCGCATAACGTTTTTAATAAGCTGTTCCTTGTCCCTGCAATCACAATCAGACATATCTTTTATAAATATGTCCTTGTCAAAGCTATTGCAAAGTCCGGTTGCTGTATCTTCATGTTCTTTCAGATGCTCCGGAAATTCTTTTACGATATGTATATTCCATTCAGTTCCAAGAATATTGATTTTTCTGTTTTCCATACGCTTACCTCTTTTGCGAAGATTGTACTGTTTGCATAAATCTGACAGTATCATCAACCATCTTCTTCATATTCTCCGGCTTTTTCATTTCTTCAATAGATTCTTTGAAAGCCTGTTTGATGTCTGGATTTTCTTTGAAAATCTTTCTCACATTTTCTCTTGAACAATCAAGGCAAATATTTGTTGTAAAATTTTTCGGAAGTTCTTTCCCACACTGTCTGCAAACCATATCATCCCTCCGGTAATTCCTTAATCGCAATTACAATTCCATTCAGACTTTTCGCAGGCGGCGCGGCAACCTCATAGTTCGCGCTATCGCCATTCACAGAGCCGTCCTCATTGTATTGTGGTTCACGCCCAATCCATAGCCGTGTCAGCTTCGTAATCGGGCAATCCATATCGCAAGTAGATATTGTCCGGGAATAATCAACGCTACTTCCGAACACGTCAGCCTGCACATCGCCCTTACCTGCGGAAATGTTGGCATAAAAAAGAACCGGGTCATTATAACCTGGTTCTGTTCCTATCTCGACGGCGATTTTCTCTCCGTCAATCTCTATGTACTTGATATTGCCATCCTCGTCGCGCTCGTATACCTTTTTTTCGGCATCGTAGGTAGCGTAATAGAACGGTTGCTTGTTCTTTTTTAATGAACGCATAAAAATATTACCTTTATTTCAATTCAAAATCATTTCATATCTTTTGCTTTCTCTATATATTTTTTCCACTCATTGGTTTCTTCCGTCAGCAAAGCCTCGCATGTATTAACAAATTTGCTTATCCTCGTTTTTTCATCAGAATATTTTCCTTGTTTCATTGAAAAATATCTAGTTTCAATCCATAAGGAGTTACAAGTTGCCCTATATTTAGTCCACTTTTCGTATGCCTGCGTAACATTCACATAGCTCTCTGTCACCGTGATAACGCCCGCTAAAATTGAAACTGCTATAGTACTAGCACTAACCTGTGTTGCTAACGATATAATAGGTATAAGTGCTGACGCAACTATTCGGACAAAGCAACAAGTATAAAATTTCTTCTTATATGCCTCACATTTTGAAAAATAGTATTCGGATATATTGTTAATCCGCTCTATATATTCATCAATGTTCATTCCATCTTTTTCTGTGCCAAAGAAAAACTTATCATCTTTTCCTTTCATTTGCATCACCTCTTGCCATCATTATACGGCAAAAGGAGAATCGCCACAAGCAGATATTACAATTCCACACCTTCCATAACAGCCCTTGCTTCAAGAATCTCCATGTATTTATGCATTGCACTAAGTTGAGCAAAGTACACCATTTTAGAACATGTTGGCTTAAAGTCAAGTTCATCCTTACACCATCTAATCATCATATCCTTCAACTTCTGATAGCGAATAACCACCTGCTGATATTCCGCTCTAAAACGCTCCTTGTAATCGGAACTGTTCATCATTTCAACTGTATCTCTTAATTCCATATTCCATTTCCCTCCAAACAAAAATATGGCGCACCGCCCACCACCGCTTAACGTGCGCCGCCTGCGGCTTTCGCCACGCTCAATCTTCTTTACCGCTTAACCCTGCGGTTGGGAGATAGAAGCCGGATCACCTTAACCTTTCTTTTTATACACAGTTTGCAAATCCAACAACTCCCTTGTAGGCCATAAGATACTCGCTAAAGGTTCTTGAAATCCCATTCTCCGAATGGCTCAGCTGATTTTCTGCACCGTTCTTTGAATCAATCTCAATCGCGGCCATAGCAATCTTGGCTTTATTTTTCTCCAAGTCCGTAAGAATCTTATCTTCGTCCCACGAACCTGGATAATTTCTAAGCGTTTCAAATGCTTCAATGGCAAGATTAACGGTCAGATTAGAAACGCTGATTTCTGCGTCATATTCAGTTATCATCGACTTAATATCTTCTCTGAATTGTTCCATCGGAGTGAGTGTTACCTCATCATCCCTTGGCTTTTCTTCAATATCAGCCATCCTGCCACCTCATTTCATTTACAGACCAAGTTTTTCAATAATCTGTTCTTTCAACATCTTCCCTGTAGATTCCTCTGTTACTTCCAGCCCTAAGGATTTTCCCAATTCCTTAAGATCAGCCGTATTCATTCTGGCAATCTCCGAACGCGAATACTGCTTATTTTCTTCCTTTGGCGTTTCCACAACTGACTGTTCCGGCACAGGTGCGGTGGATTGCTCCACCACTTTTCTGTACCCGCATGATTCCATGACACGAGCCATGCCATCATGTACCACCATGGTTACGCCGTCTTTTTCATAGCTAACCATCTACAATCAACTCCTTTTAGGTATCAAGTGTTACAGCCTGCGTAGCTGTCTTAGTTACACCGTTCTCGGTGTAGCTTACGGTTACGTTGCCTGCTTTGGTGATAGTTTCTGGGGTATAGGTAACATGCTTAGTTACATCCTGTGTTGTGGAAGAACCGTATGTAGCGGTTACAACCATTCCAGTCGGGTCAAACTTCTCGCCGGACTTATAAGCTGTCTTAGTTGGTGCTGTTGTGATTGCAATGGATGCTAATGTTTCTGTTGCATGGACACCGATAGCATCCAGCTTCTCATTTAAGCAGAAAGCATCATATCTGATACGTCCTTCTACTAACCAACCGGAAATACCAGGAGCATCTGTATGAATCTTGTACTCGGTCAGCTTGATTGGTGCGACACAAACGATTGGGTTTGTGATAATGAAATCAACATTTGCCGGGAAATAAGATGCAGGTGCCTTGATAATAGGCACTCCATCAACCTCGCCAACCGCACCGTTAATAGCAATCTGGGTTGCCATATCGCCCTTCTTTGTGAAAGCATCATCTAACTTGATGTTCTTGTAGTAAGATGAGCGGCAAATACAGATACGGCCGCCAGCCGGAATCTTTGCATCATCCAACTTCTCCTGTACGGATAAAAAGTTTTCATATGCATTTGTCTTTGTGGTTGCTCCGGTAACAATGTTTGCCACCTTTGCAGATGCTGCAATCTTATGAATACGATAAATATCCACCTCTGGAATAACAACCTCTGCAATCTGTCTTGCAAGAGCTTTTCCAGCTTCCATTGTCATCTGTGCATCGTCATAAGATTTGCGGTCAATGGTGAATGTAAATGATCTGTCCTGTGTCAGCTTCATTTCCTGTACGGAATTGCCTAACTCGTCCGGGTTACCATAACGATTTGAACCACTTGTCTTGTAATCATTCATCCCAACTGTAGGAATGGAATATACGTTTACTGTCTCAACGCCAATGAAATCATAAGCATTGTTGGTTAATGCTCCGGTCAGAGAACCAAGCGAAAAACGCTCGTCCACCTGTGGGGCATATTTGCTTGCATAATTTACTACTGCCATTTTTTCTACCTCATTTCTTTCTTAAAATTTTTATGAATTAAATCCCTGCAAGAATGGGTCATCTTTTGATCCATCTCCTGCACCGGTTGTAATTTCCGGTCTGTTTTTGTACCACTCTGCTTCCTTCGCTTTCACAATGGCTTCCTGCGCCTGTGACTGAACCAGAAACAGTGTGTCTGTATCGCCATCGAACTGCGCTTCGGCAGCTTTCTTGGCTAATTCCTGTGAGTAACCAAGTGTCAAGAAATTCTTTTCATATTTTGAAACAGCACTCTCTTTTCGCAGTTGTGCAAGTTCAGCATCTTTCTCGGCTTCCTTATCAGCTTTCTCCTGCGCCAGTTTTTCAGCATCGCTCAAGGTTGCGTTGTACTTCTTTTTCCAGTTAGAAGCGTCTGCGGCTGCGTCTTCCTGCGCCTTTTTCAGCTTTGCGTATTCAATGCGCATCTGCTGCAACTGTTCCTCAAGGCTTGGCTGTGGCTCATCACTTCCACTCCCCGGCTTTTCACCCGGCTGATCTTTTGGCGGTTCCTGCGCTGGTGGCTTCGGTTCGTCTTTTGGCGGCTCCGGTGTCGGTTCTGCAAAATGCTGCAAATTCATTTTTAAAAGTTCTTTCTTTTCCATCTTTGTTACCTCAACTTTCTGCGATTGATTATCCTCGTTTCCCTACGAGCGTTTACTTTGCGATTTTTCCGTTTTCCCTAACGTTTTTATTGTTGCGAAATTTGTACTGCACTTTCCCTAGTGCATATAAAAAGCACCCGCATTTCTGTGAGTGCTGATTAACTGTTATTCGTATTATGTATTGGTTCGGTTAATGCTCTATTTATTTCCCAGCCATGATGAACCCTCATTTTTACTGTTTGATAGTTCATTCCCAGTTCAATACACAAATCTTTTAAAATTTTAGTCTCGCCATTCCATAAAATCACAATATTATTGCGTTTATTGCGATTTTGCTCTCTGTATGTTACCCAACGGCAATTTGATGGTTCATAGTTTCCATTTACATTAATCCTGTCAATAGTCAATTTATCATCGTATCCGTTTTCCATAGACCATTTGTAAAAATTTTCAAAGCCATTTTCGCCCAACCATTCTTCGCAAATCAAAATTCCTCTGCCGCCATAATTTGGATATGCTTGTTCATTACGATTTAGGCACCGCTTTTTCATACTGGCATATATATTGTAGATACGCGTATTGCAACAATTGTGTTTTGTTGACCGCTTTATCAATTCCTCTTTTCTTAGACACCCACAAGACCTTGTGTGTCCGGAAACGAGTGCTCTTTGGTACACAATTTTTTTGTTTCCGCATCTACATTCACACAGCCATCTTCTTGCACCATAATTAGTTCTTTCAGCTTCACATATTACTTCTAATCTTTCAAACCGCATTCCGGTCAAGTCCATTAGTTCAGCCACGTTTAATTACCACCTTTCGTAATATGCCTTACAAAATGCCAAGAAAACATCTAAGGCTTGATGCTTTCGCCCCGTCGGGCTATCCTTGGCATAATTTATTTATAAATCTTTCAAAGGACTGTTCTTAATTTGGTCTGAAGAATCCTGCATAATCCTTTTCACATCAGGGTTTACATTTGCTTTTAATTCCTTATCTGCGTCTCGTTGCCCCATATTATTGTTTCCGTTTGACACGTTGGTAGTTTTTTTGCTTTCAAGTAATGTCTTCTGATATTCCAGCATCTTAGGAACTGAATCTTCGACAGCTTCAGCAAGATTTGGAAAGAAATCAATCGCTTCCATTGCCACGCGCGGGTGTACCATGTTTTGAATCATCGTTGCCAACGAATTAATTTTTGTCGCCATATCGTAGCTTTTTTGCCGGATTGGTCGAATCTCAATATCACTGTTTTTCAAATCCAACAATGGGCTATCCGGCTCCGTACTTGGAGATTTCTTAATCGCGATCAATGCAAGTCGGTTTCTTTCCTTAAATCCACGCTTAACGATTGCCGACTGCTTGCACGCAACAGCTTCCGTCGCAGTCCAGCCAGAAGAAAGGCTTGTTGCTCCAGTTGTGGAGCCACCGCTTTGCTCTGTTTGCTTTGGTGTGAATGTCCTTTCAAGGATTCCATCATGTTTCGCTTGGATATTGGATAACACGCCTGCATAATCGTAATTAAGGACAAGCCCTTTGATATTCGGCTGTTTTCCCTGTCCATTTGTCTTAGTTAAAATCCACTGCCCTGCTTGCGGTCCTTTTACTTTTCCGTCATCGTCCTTGTCGAGTTCAATATCGTTGCCCCACCAGTTCGCCTGCGTGGTCTGCGACACGTCATTGCACAAATCAGACTCCAAAATGTTTAAGGCATTCAATTCATCAAGCTGACGTTCAAACACGCCTGTACGGTCTGTAGCACGCTCAAACTCAACAATATTCACTCGCCCAAATGGATTGATTGGAATCTCTAATTTACTCAGTTTCATTCCGTCTTTTTTCTTAGTATCGTTGATGATTTCTACCATGTCGCGGATTTCATAAATTGCATCATCAGTCACACAGGTAAAAATTCTCGAACCGTTTTCGTCCTCTGAATACGAAACCCCCATCATTGGTCGCTCATAGGCATCGGAGGAATAAACAACAAAGGAATACAACGGATTCAGCGTCACAAGGTCAAATACCGCATCTTCATCGTCCGGGTTTCTCTTTATATCAATAAGCTGACAGCAGGTGCCGCACACTTCCAGATAATAAGCAAGCAACTGGTCTTTGCTCTCCATGTCCTCGGCATCGTACATTTCATTGAGAAGCGTGATTGCCGAATCGTTATCCGTTGGATTGCTGTTTTTCGGGTGTTTATCCGACTTCTGAACGAAAGCCATATGATTTCCCCAAAAATAGCCAAGCCAAAATTCCGTGATCTGATGCGCAAGATTTGAAATTGACTTAATATCAATGTCTTTTCTTACTTTCTTCTCACGCATAAGCGGCTGATCGCCTTTTTCAAAATTGATGAGGTATCTGATCTGTGTGCGGTTCTGCTCATGCTTAATCATGGCTTGTGAAAGAACATCAATAACATTGTCCGCTGTGATTTTTTTCACATCCGTATAAATTTTGATTCTTCCTCGAAATTCAATGTTGCGTTCTTTTTCGCTCACAATCTCACCTCAATTCATTGCGTAGAAAAAGCCACTGGCTTTTACACCAATGGCTCATTTCTCATTTTCCGATGATACAATCATATCATCAAAGTATGTCCCTTTTTTCCGCATTTCACATTTTCTTATTCTGATCGAGCAGATAAAAGAAATATCTGCGCATCTCATAAAATGCCGATTTTCCGATTGGCATACCCTCACAGGCAATCAGATATGTAACCGGGACCTCATAGCATACAGACTTGATGATGTATTGACTCAAATCCTCTCCCGCCTGCTCTGCAGTTTCTTCAATCAACCGGCATTTTTCTTCCAATCCTGTTCGCTTAATTGCCAAATTTCCGGTAGCATCTGAATTGCTGTGATAAATTGGCATGTCCGTTATTTCAAGGCTTTTGACGGTATCATTATTGTATTTCAACTGATTTTTCCATTCCGGATATTGCTCGCAAAATCCGCAAAGTTCTTTGTATCGTTTGCCGGAAATACCATATTTTTCAAGATTCAACTGTCTTTTATTCACTCTATCACTCCTCTATCCCATAGGGCTATTGATAATTGTTGTCTTTACATTCCCATTTTCAAATAGTTGTATTAGCTGTACCAATCCATCTGCGCTATCTTCATGCTCGTTCTTACCGACTTGAACGATTATTCCAAGTTCTTCCATTGCCGCCTTATACTCTTGGCTCTGTAGTTCCGGTTTAAGGAAATAACACCTTCGCTTAACATCCGGCGCATATTGGATAATCTTTGCCATCTTTCCTACTTGATTACTTGCTTTCGCCCAAGAAATGTTGGTTTTAAAGCCTTGTTCTCTTAATAGACGGTCAATATCTTCTGCGTACTCATCCCCTCCATTATTAGCCTCGAAACGCTCCATATTTGGTCTATGTTGCAATGTTTTCGCCACGACAAGAGGCTTTGTTACATATTTATCCCCTTTGTTAAAAATCCAATCTGGAATATATATGGGTCCATCATCAACGCTCCCGAAAAGTTTTCCAAACGGCATTGAAAGACTATCTCCACCGCCCCATGCAACGTCACATGCTGCCGCCGTGATATGATCTCCATCTGGCAACACTCCGTTGTAATAATTCAGCTCGTCCAGTGGGAAGAGTAATCCCTCTCGAATAAATGGTCTCTGCTGATATTTAGCCATCCATTCGTTTTTATCCAGACGATCGCGCATCTTCCGGTAGTATTCTGTAGAAAATCCTTTTCCATAATCATATTGGAAATTGGATTCATCGTTTTCATCCAATGCAGGAATCTTCCGGAATCTGTAGCGCGGATTGTTCGCATTCTCCGTCTCTACTCGTCCGAGTGGATCATAAACATTCCAACGAGTACCGACCATAAGTTCCTTGGACCCGTCATTTTTACGGTCAACAAGGACATTTAAGTAATCCTGGTATCTGTTCTCCAATCGAATAGGACTCAATGATTCGGTACGATCACGAACCATATCATCGACATATAAGTATCCGTCCGAACTAATATCAACCGCACCGGTCCATGTTCCGTCAATTCCTCGGCAAGTCAGCGTTGCAAATGCTTCTGTAGGAGAAAAGTAAAGTTCATTCTTCTCGGATGACTTATTTGCAAGATCAATATCCGGAAATATCTCTTTGAATGTGTATTCCTCGTTTTGCGTGAGTTTAAATACGTCATTGTAGAATCTGTCAGCCAAGATGCCCGAATGCCCCGACATGGCATTATGGCTTTCTGGATGCCGACCTATAACCCAAGCAAGAAAGAAAATGCAAAGCGTGGACTTGCCGACTCGCGGTGGAAGTGAAATACCCAAAAATTTAAGCAATCCATCTTCCAAGTCCTGCAAATCTTGAACTACAATTCCAAGGGTTTTCTTTCTCGGCTCATAGAATCGCTTTTCCGGTCTACGATTCTTCTCCATGTAAAAAAGGAATGATTCAAAATGGTACGGTGCTTCCGCTTTCAAGGTTTTCCAGTACAGATCGTCCATCTGTAGCACTTCAATACTGTTTTGAATCGCCCAAGTGCAACATTCTTTGATGTACGAAGTAACTTTCAACGCCCATTCCGTGTCATTTTCCTTTTCAAACGCGGTTTTCGCCACATCCAACAGGTCAAATAACGTCCGATATTCAATCCCATGCTGTTTTATGTAATTTTTAATATCATCAGCGGTTGACCGCGTTTGTTCTGAAACCAAAAAAGAGCCTCCTTTCCTCGTAATTTTGGAAATTCGGCTCTCTGCGTAGGCACTCTACGGCTGGTGCTCTTAAATATTTAGTTTTCTACTACTTCCAATTAAAATATGCCCTTACACCACATACAGGGCATTTAATACTGTAACTGCCAAGACCATCGTGTATTACACCTAGTTGATCTGTTACATCACATTCGCTTTTCTCGAATTCAAATATCGAACCGCATTTATCGCAAGTTTTTCTTTTGGTTGGTATTATTGGTTCGTGTCGCTCTATAATCTTCATAGCTCATTTCACCCCGATTCTATTCATTTCCCCGCATTTCGGGCATTTGATTTCAGCCTGTCCGTTGAATTTACCTAAAAGGCGGTTGCAACGACTACAACGATGTTCAGATAATTGATGTAATTTTTTACATTCATCAACCACCTGCATAATAAATCGCTTTCCACAACTTCTTGATGCCTGTACAAGAACAACGTCATTGCCCTTGGTACATTCTTCCTCATATTTCCGAAGCAGTTCTTTTTGCAAATCAGAAAGCGGGAATGGTGCAATTCTTTCTGCAAACTCAACGAACGACATTTCGTGTGCTTTATCAGTAAAGCAACTTTTCAAAATATCAGCAGTTTTCTTTGAATCCGCCATAATCACAGGTTCATCTTCTAACTGCGAACATTCGATTTTCTCATTACTCCCAACACTTATAGGCGTTACCTGTCTAAATGCGTCACGCTCTATTGATTCAATTACTTCTGCCATGCTCATTCTTCAGTCCTCTTTTAAAGTATGCTTAATCACGCTATCTGCAATTTCAATCGCTCCCCATCCGAGCAATGTGCAAAATATTTTTCCCATCCAATCGCCAATGTCTCCTATCATTTCGGATAATAAATACCCTAAAACACTTGAAATCATAATCCATGTCAGAAAAATGTATAGGATAACGCAGATTATTCTAAGACTTTTCCATAATATTTTCATTCTTCCACCAACTTTCTGCCGCACATAGGGCAATAATTTATTTCAAACTGTCCTTCTCCATATTCATCACCGCTATTATCAAAATGCAAGCTGTAAATTCCATACATTTTTTCTATTCTCGCATTTCCATATGTATAGCCGTTTTCAATTTTTCTTGCTTTTCCATCGCAAAATTCACACATACTCAACACCTGTCCCTACACCTGTGATATACAACCTTGTTATTGAAATTCGGTCTGTATCCCTTCCCAATTGAACGAACAAAAGGATATTTCGGTCTTTCCTCATGCTCAAATTCTTGCAATTCTTCAACATAAGGCTTGATTGTATCTGCAAAATCTTTAAGCATATCAAATACCCTATTCATTTTCTCTTGTATAAACAGCATTATCGCTTTCCATGTGTCAATTATTCTTTGGGTATACTCCAAAAGTATTTCTCCCAGTTTTCGATACCACAATTTGAACTCAACGACCATGAATCCTTGTGATTCAATCACTTTTTTCTGTTCGTTCGTCACATTCAGAGCCATACCCATACCTCATTTTTGCGTAAAAAAATACCAACCATCGAATATTGACGGTTGGTTATTATGTTTTATCTACATTTGCTATTTCAAAATGGGATATCCTATCAAAGTATATCAGCACTTTTTCTTTGTCATCCTCTGAATAATCTGCAAGTTTTTTCTTTCTTCCATCATCCCTCAAAAGATATTTCCTGTATTTACTCAAGCAAAAAAATTTAGTTCTGCTTTCTTCCAGCTCTTTTTCTGTTAACGAACCTTCGTACATTATGTTACTATCTTTCATATAAACATAAATCCAAATAGTGTCGTTATACTTCTTCTGGATTGCTTCAATTTCATTTTTAGCAAACGACGTATTTATTTTTAATACACTTTTTATTTTCTTCATGTATTCATCAAATTTCTCACTTTTTTCAAGCAAGTTTACCATACATGGAACTGTAATAGAAAATATTATTAACAAAATATTGAATAGCACACCATTAACATCATTTATAATGTTAATAAATGGAATATGATTTGCTAATCCAAACACCCACTTAATAATCACAACATAAAAATAGCTAATAGCAATACTTTTCAATAATTTTCCTGTTGTATCGTCTAACGTAAGTGAATGAAAGTAATAATACAAATACATCGTTATATAGCCAGGATAGATATAGCATATATATTTTGGTATTTCATTAATTATTTGAATGATATCATCTGGATCCACTATCTCTCCTCTGGTGGGTTTTTAGTAGAATCTGTTTCCTCCACCCTCTCGTTAATATGTCCGTAGTCCCTGCGTTCTCCTTGTTCGTGAGTGGAGCGCTGTTGATTATCATTTCTTTGGTTCTTATTGTTATTATTCTTTTGATTATTGCACATAATGATTCTCCTCTGTTTGATGATAATTTATTATATCACTTTCGCCCGGCTTATTCAATGCTATCAACCGCCAATATTCAATTATCAATGTTCAAAAATGGAAAGTGCCGGAATCGAACCGACCTCACGGACTATTGGTGCACCTCACCGTAATTGCTCCACGCGATATACCTTTCCATAATCGTCAACGAACTTTCATCGTCCTGTTTTCGCGCTTTTTAAGTCGACAACGCTTCCATCACAAGAAGAATTTCATTTGCTACACCAAAATTCGTCAACCTTGTCACACAAATGCTATTCTGCAACGCATTGGGATTGCAGGAATCGAACCCGCGACAACCCGGATATAAGCCGTGTCTTCTACCACTGAATTAAATCCCAATAACCGCCATCAGACGGTTAGCAATAATGTTTTTCGTGCCATGCATTGCACTATCCGGTTTACAGCATTTCACCGGCAACTCATTTTCAGCCAAAACATAGACCGCCTACATTCAAACAGAAAAATTTTGGCTGAACAGGTGGGTGAGGATTTGCACCTCACATGAGCCAGCTACCTAAGCTGGATTACGGGTACACTGTTTCAGCATTTGACCGCACGGGTTACCTGGTTTAACTCCGAAACTCAACCGACAATTTAATGCCCTAAAGCGTCTACCTATTCCGCCACCACCTATCTGTTTAGGGGGGGATTACATTTTCACGGTTCGGGCACCGTGGGATAGATGTCCGAACTATGGCTTTGAACTGCAACACACGACTTTGCATGTGCCGGCTTACGTTCCTACCGCTTTCCGCGGCGATTACCACCGGACCGTCTCGCACAGTCCTTGACAGAATCGTCCTAGTGGCTGAAAGGAGGGGCAAAATGAAACATTCAAGTTTCAAACATAGCCCTATGAAACGTCCGTGTAAAATTTTCTACACGAAATTAGGCTAGCAGGATTCGAACCTGCGAATACTGGAATCAAAATCCAGTGCCTTACCACTTGGCAATAGCCCAATGTTGTTCCGTCCGCAAACATAATTCAAAGCCTAACGCCGATAGATCAATTATTCAGCCAGGAACTATCGCTTGCGGACTTAAGCTATACCGGATGCTCCGATTTCTCACTCTGGTGTTCGGCGTCACTATCCAGATTAAGAAAATCTCCCGAATGTTCTGGGACTTTTGTCTTGATTCTATGTGTTCTTCCTAACACGCTTAAAATTGGTGGCAAGAAGTAGGTACCAAATATTGGATCATATACAAACATTGCATCATCTCCACATGAGGAAAATATTTATAATTAGCAACATAATCATGCTTCCAAATCCTATTGCTGTCGGCTTATCCTTTGCTGTTTTTCCAAACGTAAAAAATAACAAAATAAGCAAAATATCAAGCGTTGTTATAACTGTTTTTATAATTTCCATTGGTTCACTCCTCTGGCATATAATACAAATTTATTTCACCGATTAACCTATGTATTTCCTTAAACACTTCTGTAGCTCGCTCATCTGATTCATACTGTCCGATTGGAATATTGTCTTTCCCAATTCTTGCATAGATGATGTTGTACTGTCGCCCAAATACCGTATTGTCGAAGTTGAATGAAAAATCTCTATTTTGTGAAACTACTCTCACTTTCTTATGCTCCTATCTATCGCTAAATCTATGTTTGTTTTTGAACTCTTCCATCTCATTCACACTCATACCAAAAATCCCGGCAGATGCATCAGAGTCCGTATGTTTGAAATATTCGCCCTGCTGCGGAAACATGAACCGGAACATGGCATAATTCGCAACATCACACAGGTATTCAAGGTTCCCGGTCTCTTCAAACTTGGCAAGATTCATTTTCAAACTTTCGATTGCATCCACATTTCCGGTTGCAAAGTTCATCCTTGCTGGTCCGTATTTGTAATACGACTGCTCAACCAATCCCTTGCGCTTTTCGTCAAAAACTGTGGAATATTCGGTTTTCATCAATGCATTGTTCACTTCTGCCTTCTCCGTTTCCGCTCCCAACAATCACAGGTATGATCGTACTCTGTAAAATCGGCAACATACTCACTTTCATTGTTTACGCAGACATAGCCATCTACTTTATCATATGAACCGTATTCACAGGTGCCGCAGCACTGTTTGCAATCAGCCATTATATATCACCCTCCTTGCGGTGTAAATCCTTGTCAACATTAAACCCATCCGGGAATCTTGCCTTTAATTTATCAATGTTCGTCTGCATAACATCATCCATTTCAAAGCCAAGTGCGGTACACGCTTCTGCAATCATCCACAGGCAATCACCAAGCTCTTTCTTGATATGCTGATTGTCAAACTCATGCCCCTGGTACTCTTTCTGCAAAATTCCAGACACTTCTCCAGCTTCGGATGCAAGCCCGAATACTGCGTGTCTAAGCATGTCCTTTTTGCGGTCATACGGAATACTGCAAGTTCTCATTGCTAATTTCTGGTACTCATTTCCTCTCATATGTCATTCATCCTTTCATTCTTCAATCCCAATCAAACGATTCAGCATCAATGCTGCAGCTTCTTTGAAATCCTCTTCTCCAAGGTCAAGATCATTTCCGTTTTTATCCCTTGAATCCCAAAACTTATCGTCCAAGGCGCTTAACATGCTTTCCCAGAAAATGTGATACAGTCCGCCGCGGGTCATTAACTCATTTCGTAAAACTACAGATGCCTGCTGAATCGTCTCTGGTGTAAATTTGAATCTAATGTCACCGCTCATATCAATGTCCGGCAGCCCCATGGTTTCAAAAGTGAAATGTGGGACCTCATCCACCGCAACACGAAAATCAACGCTTTTAACACGTTCAATCTTCTTACCGTCTATATAATACTCAGTTCCAATCCAACCTTCATTTGGATTTACAACTTTGACCCTTGAACACCCCATACATATACACCGCCTTTTTGTTAAATTTTATTTTTGAAAATCGTTATCGAATGTAACTCTTTGAATTTTATCTGATGTGAAAATTGAATTATTTTGAATATCTGCAAGCCAAGTAGATAAATGGAATGAAAAATAAAACCATTATATCATCTACAATCCTTGGTTGAACTTCTCCGTAAGCTATGTATTCCAGCATCTGCCATATACCACAGAGAAGAATCACTGTTATTCCGATTTGAATTATTGCTTTAAGTTTTCTTTTCATGCGGTTAGTCCTTTCTGTGAGAGATGGTCTTTTTGTTAAATTTCAACTTACGGGGCTCAGTTGCCGCCCGTGGTGTGTTTCCACCAGACCCCGCCCCCGTCCCAAGCCGTAGCTCTTAAAGCACATTGCTTCGCCTGCGTTATGTTTTTTCAAGTTCGCATTTGTATGATTTTACGAACTATCCCATATTTTCTGCACTTGATGTGGTTTTCATTTAAAAATCTTTGTGCAATTTGACGGAAAACCACTAGAAATCAGCTGATGGAAGCTCTAACTTCGCATCTTCCTGCTGAATAACGCCCTTGTATCTCTCTTGAATTTCTTCGATGCTCTGCGTCTGCTCGCCACCTTGGCGGCTTGTCCCTGGCATGTTCCAGTTATGCCGTCTATTCAAGGCCGGAAGCACTTTCATCGGGTTTAACCCGCCGCTTATGAGCTTGTCGCTCAGGGATTCCTCATTGTTTTTGACCAGCTTTTTGTATACATCGGAGCAAGAAGAACCGAGCCGATACTCGCCGTGCCCCCAGGTGTATACTGTATCTGTGTTGATCCCAGTCAAGAAGCAGAACCCGTTAATGCTCACTTCTTTGTCGTATTCATAGCATAACTCAATATATATATCACATATATCATTTATCAGCTTATCGTTATAATTATCTTTATTTTTAGGATCTCTTAATCTCTCTCTATCATTTTTAAATACGGCTTTATAAATATATATTAAAGCTGCATTCCACTTACTCTGAGGTTCCTTGGACATATCAGCTATATTTTTATCAGCTATATATTTATCTAGATATTCGGTTATGGAGTTCTCATATACTTCTACACCTTGATCTATAATAACTGTATTATCAGCCATGATATATATCCTCCTCCCAGTATTTTAATAAATAAAAAACAGCCTAACACAGTTTAATATATCTGTGTCGGCCGCATGACTTCCATTTTTCCCGGGACCTGCTCGATCAATCTAGATGTTGCCCGGATGCGTTTTTCCGTTTTTATGAGCATTATAATAATATTATTTTCTCAATCTGTCAAGGACAGATTTTAAATTCAATCACTACATACGCCTTATATAATATATCTCCGCGCGCATGCGTAAATATAATTATATTATAATAATTTACTCCTTGATTAATATATAAGATTTTAAATCCTTATAATTAAAATATAAAATATAATCTATCTCTTACTCTATATCTTTCTCTAGCGTCACATTTTTGTCACAAAGTGACGGCTGGTTGTCACTTTGTTACGACATGTTTATAAAGATTTAAGAAAAGTATTATATTCTCTTTATTACTTTTGCGAATTTGCAAAATGCGACCGGCGGCGTCGCCGGTCAGGGGAAGTGATAAAAAGAAAAGGCAGACGGAAAAGCTGCCCCTTGTTTGCATTGATTATATAATTACTATGTGTTACAATTTATTTGATTGAGAGCGGCGGCAAGTCCGCCCTCCCTTTCATTCCCTAAAACCTAATCGTTAGGCTTTTCTTTTTTTGCCATGTTGCGAACCTCATCTATTGCTTTTTGAACTTCGTCCATGTCCTTACATCCTGCAAATTTATCAGCTACGAGATTTAATATGACTTCCATCTGTTTATCTGTCATTTCGTTCATTTGTTCTCCTTTCTCCGCTTGCCCGGCTATTGTCTTCCGACAACTTTATAATAATCTATTATCGTGTATATGTCAATAGTCTATTTTCATGTATTTTAATTATTTTTATATTCCATAATATCGCCCGGCTGACAATTTAGCAATTTGCACAGATTACATATAACTTCACAGGTCACGTTTTCGTTTTTGGTCAGCTTTGCCACTGTATTAGAATGGATTCCGTTATTCTTTAACCACTGCTTATTGTATTCCTTTTTTTCTAAGATATTCCACAGCTTGGAAAAGTCAATATATCCGTTTACGCCATAATTCGCCATGTATCACACCTCTTTTCCTTTTATATATGATAATAGATTTCCCTTTTAAAGTCAACGTCTATTTTTGTGTATCATTTTGCACAATAATCCATTGTTTTATCTCGTCTATTATTGTGTATTTTGTCAATTGTTATTTAGTCTATTGTCGTGTATTATAATCTCAACAGGAAAACAAAGAACGGAGGTAAGCAAGATGACTGATAAAAAAATAAAGGATTTTACAAAAGGAATTGAAGAGATTGCAAAACTTCATCCAGCAGATCGGGAAAAGGTTTTTCAAATGGTTGCCGATCGAAACGGTGCCGCCGCTGCTGGATACATTGAAAAGAAAGTAAATGATTATGAAACAGCAAGAAACATGTTAAAAAAATTCTTTAAATAACGGAATGCATGAACATGAAAAAGTATTTACACCAGACGGGAAATATTTAGGAAGATCAATAAAAATTGAAACCACTGAAAACGGCGCTGTGATCACAGCGCCGGGCGATTTTCCGGGAATTATCGAGAAAAACACTATCTATATTGGTGGATCTGTAGTTTATGAGGATGAAAACCGTGTGTATATAAAATTTTAGCCGAAACGCCCATTTGGGCGTCAGCCGAGGGATGGTCGCCCGGCTCTGATGATGGCAGACCAGACGAAGAAAGGAGAGGTTTGAAATATGAGAAAAAAGATATTTAACAGCTGCACCTGGGCGGTTGCTTACAAAATCGACAAAGACACACAGGATGATAAAAAGATAGGCGTCAGAGTTTCCGCCGTTTTCTCTCACCCAGGCAACGCGGAAGATTTTATAAATCATTGCTTGCCGAAAGAAACAAAGGACAGATTTTTTATAATCGACCTTGACGAGCTGGAGAACTGCGAAGATGCCGATAAAATACAGAAAGTAACCGGGTTGCATGCTAAGGTAATTTGAGCACCCGGGGGGTATCAAAATCGTTTACCTATATTTTTGAAAATTGAAAGGATGGTTGATTTTATGAAAAATAAAACATATCAGCAGGATTTAGAAGAATTAAAAGTCTCGGAAGAAACTTTTGATAATGTTATTAGCCACATTTATGACAAAACACCGGAAGAAATGCTTGCTATTGCAAAAACAATTAAAGCGGGGGCTAATGTTCTTCCAGTAGTTAAAAGAGCTTTCGAGCGTGTTCTTGCAATGCGGCAAGCCGAAAGAAAAGAAGTTTTTGATTTTTATTATGGAAATTAAGCAAGGACGGCTTTCCCGGGTTCGATTCCCGGGCTTGCTTTTACTGGAATAACCGGAAAATTAGAATATGGAGGTATACTATACATGGAAAAATTAAAATGTGAAGAACTTTTAAAAGAATCGGGGAAGGAGTACAAAAAAATCGCTGATGCCGTTAATGCTTTATTGAGAGGTGAATTATCGGGAGAAGATGTTGATAAAATAAGCAATGATGCACTTAATAGAGTTGATTTGCTTATAAGCGAATATGAAAAGAATTAGCCGCCGCAGAGGATGCCCGCCGGATCACTACCGGCGGCGGTTTTATATCAAAAAGAAAGGAGCTAAACACATGGGAGCATATACGACACTTGCGGTTAATAAAGACGATTATAACCGCATCATCGACACGATTCAAAATGGTTATACTGGAAAAGACGGGGTTAAGCACCGCCCCGCACCACATATGGCCTGCTGTCTGGTAATACAGGCAAATCTAGGTTGCCGGATTGGGGATATTCTGCACCTGTCCCTTTCCTCCCTGGTGAGTGATGGCGACCACTACCGGTTGGACATCGTGGAGCAGAAAACAGGCAAGGCCAGACGGCACCAGGTACCGGAGCCGGTTTATAACTACATTCGCGACTACTGCGCGGAAAATAATATAAATCCGGAAAGGCGCATATTCCAATTTACGGAGCGCGCTATACAAAAGGCCTTAAAGGCAGTAACAGAGTATTTAGACATACCGCAGACATCAACGCACAGTTTCCGGAAGTTTGCCGGCCAGCAGATTTATAAAAATTCCGGTCATGACATCGAAGCGACACGAGAATTTTATCAGCACGGCAGTGTCACCACGACACAAGGATATATTGCTCGCTCGTCTGAAAGATTGACACAGGCGATTAATAAAAGTGTAAATATCCCGACAAAGCGGATTGACACCGATAACATAAGCCGTTAAAATGAGTTTTAAGGCGATTTCGGAATTAAATTGATAAAAGGATGGCTCTTGAATTAAAAGTACTTGAATGAGCCGCACAGCGTTTCACAGTGGACTTATAGCCGCTTGTACGATTCCAAAACAAAGGCACATTTACGTTCTGGTAGACGTTGCTACACCCCGGGGGGGGGGTATCAAAATCGTTTACCTATATTTTTGAAAAAGGAGATTCTATATGATAACATTACTTATATACCTTATAATTTTACCATTCAAACTATTTTTTCAGCTAATCATTGGCTTTTTCAAACTGATCGGTATCCTAGATATTTTTAGCGGGTGGGACTAATCCCCGCTATTTTTGTGCAAAAAAAATAAACCGATTCATGGTCGATTTATCTTTAGTAGCACTTGCGCAAGAATCTCCTTTCTTGCGTATTTTCTTACTCAAACGCATGTTTGAATACCTTTTTGAATACCTTGTCATTCAAAGGTATGATTTAACGAATTGTTTTTATAAAAATAAAAAGCACTGAACCTCAGTATTTTCAAGGCTTCCAGTACTTTCAAGGGTTGGGCTATTCATTAATGAATAAACAGTTCGTAGGGGAATCGAACCC